TCAGGAGAAGAGCTTGAACGCTACCCAGCTCGTCGCCAAAGCGAAGACTGCGCCCGCAGCAGCCGACAGAAAGATGCTGCGCGCTTGGTGCTGCGTGCCCTCGCGGACCTCACTGCCCAGCTGTGCCAGGTTCTCTTTCATCTGCTTGATAACTTGATCATGGCTCATGGTCGTCCTCGCTTGTGATGCCAGGTCACGCCTGTTGCTAGACCCTATGGCGATAGTGTCGGCCGAATTGGCGTAAAGCTCAAGACCACTCGGCGCAAGCCTGTTTCTCAGGACGGCAGGCTAGAGCTTTTGAATGAAGGCCGCAGCGGTAACGATGACGGTGACTAGCCCTCCCACCGCGACAAAGGGGTAAAACAGCGTCTCGCGCTTCATTTTGTTGGCCTCGGCGATCAATTTTCGCGCCTCGGCGGTGAGCTTGTGAATTTCAGCTTGGAGCTTCTCAAGCTCCAGCTCCTCCTTCTCGGTCATTGGCCGTCCTTTCGTGCCTTGAGCCGCACCCTGTCGTGCGTCCTCTGTGCTGCATTATGTGTTCTTAGGTTAGGGAATGCAGCACGCCACAGCATTCATTGATGCTGTACTCCTCAGTGGCGGGCACCGTGGCCTTGAGCGTGGCCACCACGCGCTCGGTAGCAGTCAGCGACCATTGAAAAGCTATCCACCCCGGATAGGTCAACCGGCGCATGACCTGACCGCATCTGTCACGCGCTCCAGCGGTGACTGCCAGGTGCGATAGAAGTGATAACGGACAGTCGAACCACTTGGTGCTGATGCCAGATCGACCAAATGGATAGGCGTCTGCGCGTCAGGCGCCAAGACAGCGTAGCGGTCGCCAGATGTCTGCAAGATACCGCCGACACTTACCCCCAGCACCGTGGTGTTCTGCCAGGCATCTCGGATGCACTCGGCAACCTGCTGGGGTGGCCTTGACGACTTCAAGTCCAGCAGTGGCGGATTGCTTCGGGTGTCGCCAACGCTCGCACACCCCGCCAGCAATGCCAAGCCCGACCCGATTATGATGTTTCGCATATTTTCTATCTCCTGAAAGTCGAGACCGTATCAGCCCGGCATCTGCGCGCTCGACGGAAACGCTACAGACAGCATTGCAATGCTGACAGGCGCTTTTTTGCGATCCAGTTCCCCAGCACCACGTAGTCCTTTGCTTCAGACCCACTCGGTGCTGGCTGGATGTCTACGAAATACTCTGATACTTGCGTGAAGACGGTATAGCCGACATCGCGGCCTGCTTGAAGAGTGGCGCCAGGTGTTCCACCAAAAATCGGCTGATTTTGCCATTCGTATTGGACACACTTCGCCAGCGCGGCGTCAGTTTTGGTCGATCTCAGAACTTTATAGGGACCAGCCTGACGAGCTTCATTCATGGTTGGAGCCATGCATCCCGCTAGCAAAGCCAAACCCATTGCCCCGATCAAGATTCGAATTTGATCCCTCCTTGATGATGCCGGGAATCTACCACAAGGCGGCGTGGCCCTGCCCAGATGCGAAAAGCCCAGAACAGAGCTGGGCTGATACAAGGAAATCTGCTTGCTACTCGAACACTGGGCGCAAGAAGCTTCGCTCGTAACTCAGAATGAATTTCCTGTCGCTGGCCTCCTTGACCAATTCCATACATGCCGAATCGCCTGCCGCCTGCTGCCGATACTGCTCATAGGCAGCAAGGCTCTCGAAGCTGAACAGGCAATAGGCGACATTGCTCGCCCCCTCAGAAGGCAGGAAATAGCCATGGTGCTGGCCTCCCATGCGCTCGACCAGAGCGATCCAGTGACGGGAATACGCCTCAAAAACGGGAAGCTGGTAGGGATCAATCACATAACGAACATGGCAGGTGACCATGGAGTCATTCCTTTGAAGGCTTGAGTAAAGCGCAAACTCTAAGGCAATCCTGCACAGACTTCCAAGGATGACCACCTATCCCCCTGGACGCATCACCCGTAACCGTACGGCCTCATGCCGTCGTAGCGCTGTGTCTCCCAACGACCCGCCCCGGTCCGTTGCCGGAAAGCCCATGGAGTTGGGCTTGGATGCTCAAGGAGGATCAACTGGAGCGAGCAACACGCAATGACTTCCCACGAGGTCGGCGTGTGCGCTGCACTTCAGTCAGATGGCGCATTCTTTGCGACTCTCGCCCTCTCGCAGCGCAGTAAGATTGAAGACGTAGCTAATGTACCGATAGACGTCATGCCAGCCGATGGGATGTGATCAATCTGCAGAAGAGGATGCAGCAAGTCATAAGGAGAGTCGCCCTAAGCAAGATAGAGGAAGGAACGAAGACAGAAAGGGACTTGTGTGCTGCTGAACGATCAGGCTTTGCGTGCTATCCAGTTCGCCAGGCCATACGCCGACTGCCTCTGTTCTAAGTCCCGCATTCATAGCCCAACAGCTGGGTCACAGCGTTTACATGCTGATATCGACCTATGCCGTTGGCTCAACCCAAGCTCCGACTGGAGCAAGCTGGAAAAACTCGAAGTATCGGACGTATCAAAACCTGGCCGATTGTTTCAACGACGACGCCACTGCCATCCTGAGCTTCGTAGTTCGCGCTGCCGCCTAACCCTGCGGCGCTGCCCGCCAGCACCCAAACGAAAAACGCCGCCTAGAGATAGGCGGCGTTAGAAATTCCCCATCAGGGCTTGAAGCCCTTATCTGGTGTCTTCGGAGGTGGGATGTCCCATAGCCTGTCGCTGGATTCCTGCTGCGCCTTTGCTTTTTGCTCTTCTGTTGAGCCAAAGCAGCCGCTCAGCAACAGCGCAGTAACGGCGACGAGAATTGCGCCAATCATGGTGTGCTTCATAAGGTTCCTTCCTGTGAAATGGTCGGGCATTACATCAAAAATCGCCAATCGCCGCAAAGCATGGCGCTGAGCCAGTAGCCACCACCTGCCGTACTCAAAACATGAACGCTTCCATGGCGAACCGAATTCTTTGAAGGAGGTGAAAACGCCTCCATGTGGGTTTAATTATAACTAGCCTCCATATCCTCTTTACTTCGCTGCAGGCACATTCCTTTTACGTAAGCTTCTGCGTACTCAAAAGTGCTTCACCGATCGAAGTCTTCGACCAAATTCGACCCAAGATATCTGACCTAATTGTAACACCGTAAGTATAAACGCAACTGGGGAAACTATCAGTATCATTTTTCCAGGCAGATCACCGATAGACCTCACCATCACTAAAGATCATCGACTGCAACGGTGGTCTTTTCAGCTCAGCCAAGTACGCAACACTTTGTGATCTAGTCATGCTAGGAAACACCTCACCTTTAGGTATAGGTAACCTTGAGCAGGCTGGGCTGCCGATTGTTGGGCTGGACCTATGTCGATAGCGCCGACATCAATCAGCTGCTGGAAATCGCAGAGCTGCAGCTGGCATTGACGATCCACGATGACGCTGACATCCAGGATAGATGTATTCGGGCCGAGAATTTGGAACTGCACACCAAGCTAGCTGACTGGAACACCACAATCATTCCAGCGCTCAGCAGCGACCTTCGCGAAATCCTCGGACGCCCGAACCTTACTTGCCACCACATCGCCAAGGCTCAACGTATCATGGGGCTCACGATCGCACCCAATGCCGAAGTCAAGCGGGCCGTCGTGATTCACTGGCCTCTCGGGCACTCCTTTAGGCACGGCGCGGAGTGGCGTCAGCGTGTAACAGCCGAGCTGGCGAAGGCAGGTAATACGCTGAAAGTCTAATAGGAGTACAAATGTACTACGCTCCGCTATAACCCCTTTCTCCCTATTCACTGCTGCGCTATGTCGATAAAGCCTGACCTGCCCCACATGAAACCATACTAGCGGCTCGGTTCTCCCTCGTGCCCAGCGAACAGCCAGCTTAGAGAAGCCTCTGCTTCAATTGGTTTGCATGCAAATTTGAGGCTGAGGCACAGGCTCCGGCATCAGGTTGGCATGTAACAGATCACCGTAACCCCAGACCAGCGTTCCCAAGACTGCCGCGATGGCGCAAACAGCGCGCCACAATGTATAGTAACTGCCATGCGATCTTCGCATCTGCCTGTTGAGTCTGCTCACACCCTCGCCCAAAAGCGATTCGCCAAGAAGGGCAAATACAGTTACAACAGATCCCGACCGTGAAAATTGCGCAGCGTCTCCCTCAAACCACCACGTGATACTCCAAGCGAATGAAATAAACACCGCGATTGCAGCTGCGTATAGGCGTCGCCTAACCTCAAACAATGATGCCGCTGCCTTGCCAGTTACCTCAGGCACGTACCTTCCATCATCAATTGAATCGCAAGATCCCCCGTAATTTTCCTCTTTTCTCTTTAGGGCGCCGTGAATCAGAAGTGTGGCAGCAACGCCTACGATCAGGCTTAGGTGTGTTTTGCGCACGTGGCTATCTCTCTTGAAATTTGAATTATCTTAATTACTTGTCCGGCTAGTATATATGCCTGACGCATTTTTAATGGTGTATTTACGCATCAGTGCCGAGATATGGCGGCCAAGAAATCCGTAGGCCCAGCGCACAAACGGCGGCACGGTGGTGCCCGTTGATGAGGTGAGCGAATGACCCGCCTCGCCTTCTGCCTCCTGCTGTTGGCCACAGGCGCAAGCGCCGGGCAAACCTTTCATGTCGAGGCATTCGGGAACATCGACAGGGGCGGCAATTGTGTGCACGACGAGGAGCGCGGCATTACCTGCTACGTATTCTACGGCGGACACTTCGGCGGCATCAGCTGCATTTCCGACAGCCAGCCGCAGGCCAGCAATCAGCGCCAGCTCTCCCAGCACGAAACCCAACCCGAACCTCCACCTGCTCTGGCGCCTGGGCGCTGGATTGATGAGAGGTATGAGTTGTGAGGAAAATTCGAGATTTCTTGAAGGCTTTCATAGGGAACGTCAAAGCCTACACATACATGCGTAGCCGCCTAGGGTGTGCTAGTTGGAAGATGGCCGACTCTCTGCATAAGACGTTCGGCGCCTGGCATCCGCATGATGCTATTGACGAAGACCTTGGATACTGGGGCTAGACATGACCGACCGGATCGAAGCAGAAGGCTGGCTGCTGAGGCAGATCGTCAAGGACTTGGGCCAGTGGCAGAACCCCGCCAAATACCACCAGGCAGCGCGTTGGATGGCGTGGCGTACGCCTCACTGGAGGCTGAGGCCCTGGCCGCTGGAGTCAAGCCATGAGATCTTTGGGAGAAATCATCGAAGCTTCGAAATCGAGCGACTGCCCCGACTACGACGACCTGCGCCTATCAAACACCATCAAAATCACCATTCGTCCAAGTCGTGGAGACGTTGTATCTGGTGCTTGTACTCGCACACTATCTGATAGGTAGAACTCGCGGTCCCAGTGACGAGAGCACCTACCACGTCGCAATCTGCCTCTACGAACTTCTCCCACGCTGCCTGCGCCTGGGGCATCATGGCCGGTACATTTTTCGGGAGCGAGCCTTCATCGACATACCCCTTTGCGGTGGCCAGGGCTTTCTGGTACTTCTCTTTCACCGCATCCTTGGCCGCCTCCCGCATTTCATATGCGCAATGAGCTGAATCCTGGGTGGTTTTGGTCTCCGGCTTTCTCAAGCACTGCTGCCAATCGGCCTCAAGCTTCTCCGCGTACTGACGCACCGCTGCATCCCGTGCTGCAATCTCTGCTTCTTCCCCGTGCAGCTCGGCGTGGGCTGCGCCCACTACTACCAGCACCGCGCCAGCGATACTGGCCTTGGTAACGGTCTTCATTGGTCTCTTTTCCCTGAGTCATAGCCCGGCCGGCGTGATGCCGTTCCAGGCGGGTTTGGCTCGGCCAGAAGCCGGGCGAGGTGATCCTGACGCATTATATGCGTTGCCATTACCCTCGAGTTGGAGCACCGCAACTTTTCAACCGCAATCAAGGCCTGATCAAAGCGCGCGATTAGCTTCGACAAGATCGTGACGCCCTGCGGTATGCCGGAGGACACCTTCTATGACCCTAGCCCTGATGTACATGGCCTACCTGATTTGCAGGGGGCCGCGATGAGCGCAGCGGTTGAAGTGCTCGACACATGCAGTGCCCGCCGCATGATGTGGTTCGACAAGGAAGACCAGCGCGCCCTGTTCGGCGACATCCGCGACGACGAACACCAGCGATGCGACAGCCGGATACTGAAGGTTGAGCCAGATGTGCTGATGGACTTTCGGAGTCTGCCCTTGGGGACGCCGCTTTGCGCTTGGTCGTGTTCGATCCGCCGCATTGACCCGGGCCGACGTGGCTCGCTGGATGCGGGCAATGTACAGAGTGCTCACCAGTGAATGGCGGGAGGATATCCCCCAAGGCTTTGCCGAGCGTTTCCGTGTACTGGAACCTGAGGGAATCCTGATCTTCAAGTGAAACGAAGCCCAAGTGCTGGTCAGCACCAACCAGTCCCTTCGTGTTCCAACCTAGCAAAGGTGGGCTGTGGATCAACGAGCCAAGTGTTACAATCCGCCACTTCAAATCGGCGCTGAAGGCGCTGAACATCCGTGAACGCCGTCAGTACGACACCCGCCACACCTACGCAACCATGTGCCTGATGTCTGGGATGAACCCCGCGTTCATCGCGAGCCAGCTCGGCTACAGCGTCGAGATAGCCCTCTACCTACGCGAAATGGATCAGCTCCTCCTTGGACTGGAGGGAGCTGGAGAAGCTGCCGCCCCGAGTCGAAATGGCCCAAAATTGGCCCAGAACTGACGAGAGGGCCTAAATACACCTCTGGAACCCCCGCAGGACAAGCACTTGATCTCCACAGCATACATCACCATGCGCTATGCCATGGGGTTTAGCGGGTGGGGATGTGTAGATTTTGCTGGGCCTAACTCCCCTCACTCCCCCACCGATACGCATCAGTTGGTTCGCCAATTGGTCCGATAGCTTTCATCCAACTAAGATGCCGATCCGGCATAATCTAGGCCGTTCGAAGCGCATGCCCCTCCTCCAGCGTTCTGCCGAATCCAATCCCTACCCTGCTACACGGTCGTGATCCCGGACGCTGAACCGGACCACGCCCCACACCTCGAACGTATCCCCCTCCATGATGTACCGCGACGGGAACTTTGGGTTCTCCGACCGCAGCACCAGCACACCGTGCTCATAGCACATGCGCTTGCAGGTCGGCTCGCCGTTCACCGCCGCGATCACGATATCGCCGTGCTTGGCCTCGACGCTTCGATCAACGACCAGCAGGTCACCGGAGTACATCCCAATACCCTGCATGCTCTCTCCCTCGATCTTGACCAGGTAGGTCCAGGGCGCGCGGATTTGCATCAGGTCATCCAGGCTGAGCAAGGGCAGGTCGTCGATTTCGAAGTCAAGGGCGGTGTTCATTGGCGGGGCCTCCATACTGTATGAATGAACAGCATGGTAGTGACCTGAAATGGGGCCGGCAACTGCCGACAAGCGGATGCGCTAGTGCAGCGGGGGCAGTTTGTTGCCCACCAGCTTGGAGACGGTGCGAAGCTGGTAGTCAGAAACCGCCTGGGCCAAGGACTCGGAATGGAGCCGCAGCCGCTCTACTTCCTCGGCTGGCGCACCATAGTCCCTGGCCTCCCAGTACCGCTTGAGCGCTTTCATCGACTGCGCGATAAGCGGTTCGCCTGCCTCAATAGCAGCGGCAAATTCATCCTTGTCCATCGGGTATACCCTTATTTGGTCAGGGCATTATAGACAGGCTCGCACGCTAGGCCCGCTACTCGGCTTCGCTTAAGCGCTGTCGCGAGGCTTCCCACCATTCAGTCAGACTCTTCAAGCACTCCCCCGAGCACCAAGACGGTGGAGGCTCCTGCCTGGCGCTGATGGATAGCGATGGTATTGCAAGGAATTCGCTGGCCGGCGCTTAGTCATGCTGCTCCATCCTGCTCCTGAAGCGTTGACGGCGCACGCTAGCTTCAACGCTGAGCGGGGGATCAGCTGATCCGCAAATCCATGTGGCACCCGGCAATGAGAATGGCTGGGGTACGATACCGGCGCCCCTATCAGGCTCGGCACACCTTCGCTTTGATGATGCTGTCGGCAGCCGAACATCCTATGCGGCTAGCTAGGCAGATGGGACATAGCGACTGGACAACGGTCGCCAGGGTCTATGGCCGGTGGATGCCCTCTGCAGATGCAGAAGCAAAAGGTAAGGCAGAGTCATTGCGGGCCCCAAGTGAGACGGATAAGATCATGGGGAGCAGCCATGGAAGATATGTCACCAATGACAACTAGTCACACAACACCCGAAAATCTTGACAGCGCGACTCTCGACTTCGCACGAGCATTAAACCCTCAGGCAAAACTGCAATACATACGAGTTCTTGCTGACGATAGGGCAATACCGAACGAATGCTTTTCAAATGTAGCGAAAAAAATCGAAACGCACGGCGGGGAGCAGATTTTAGGCTGGCAAGTTTGGGAGTGGCCTGGCGTATTCGCGGAAGCAGAAGCTCATGCCATATGGCAATCTCCCGATTTTGAACTTTATGATATAACCCCGAAGACAGAGAAAAAAATTGCATTCATCGCAGACCCTAGCTTAAAAGTCACTGGATCAAGAATAAATAATATTCGCCATGCCATTATTGAGTCAGAGATCGTCGAAGACTTCATAAGCGCCGGCGAGCTCAAACATAAGTTATTCGGCGCCATCGCCAATGGTACCAGTCTGCAGCACTGGCAGGTCTCCATCCAAGGTCGTCTTGAGCTCGCAACTGCTCTGCTGCAAGGGTTACTATCTAACCCAAGGAAACCCAACCAACGTTGCCCTTGTGGGTCGGCGCTGAGCTACGGCGTGTGTCATCGACTCGAAGTCAAGCGGACACTGGAAATGGCCACAACGCTATGCTCTTGAGTAATGACAGCTTTATGCCAGCTTCGACCACAGGCGCCGCGTAATCAGCGAATAAGACGAGGGTTCAAATCTCCCCGGCCTCACCATACTATCCTTACAAATCAGGCGTTTAGCGAATCTCGCAAGTGTATATTTTGTGTCTGCATGGGCCGTTTTGGCTCGGGAATGCCAGATTAATGACAGCATCGGAAGCGGAGCGAATCGACGAAATGAGCAAATCGAACAATCCAGCAGGTGAGCTTTTGCAGCTGGTAAAAAAACTTCTCGATCAACCTGACAATCAGGCGATGGCGCAGGCATGGGCAGCATGCTTCAATTGCAAGACCACGCATAGCGGGCACATCGTTCAAGGCATCATGCGCGCCATCGAGCTCACCGAAGAAGCTCGCGAAGCAACGAAATCATTCGTTCAGGGCGACCCTACAATGTATCTCGCTCCTTTCAACAACATTGAGCAGCTCCTCCACAACCATGCATTCACTGGAGAACTTGCCAATTATCGACGGTACATGGATCCTGCCACGATCACTGCGCTCGGCTTCGTGGACCACATGCTCTCCCAAGAATTTTCGTCCGAGCATCCGGGCGCGTTGAAAAACGTTAGAGAATTCATACAAGCTTTGGACGAACTGCTGGAAGAATGTCTAGATTCTGACATCAGCCCGAGCTTGAAAGAGCTGTTTACCTATCATCTTGAAGCGCTCAGGAAAGCGCTGCTTGAGTACAGACTGGGCGGCGAAGCCAAGCTTCATGCGGCGATGGATCAGTTCACTGGATCTCTCATTCGAAATCGAGAGTCAATTGGAGCAGAGCTCGAAGAGGTTGAAGAGATCATGGGTAGGTCGGTGGGAATTATGACCAAGATCGAGGAGCTTGTTATCAAGACAAAAACTGTAGCCACACTGGCAGCTCCAGCCGCTGACCATCTTCTATCTTGGTTCAAGTAGGTCTGAGTTTGAGCCTAATTCGAGCGAGTTTACGAACTCGCCCCTATTTGCTCTGCTTGCAGCGGTGACAGATCAATCAGCCAGTGTCCTCATCGAAAAAACCGTAGACCGCCGAGCAGCTGGTTTCAGCATTGCTCAAAGGCTTCAATGCGCAAGATGCCCACTCGCTAGTGAAGAAGCAGTAGTTCTTCGCCTCTGGATTTGGCTTTAACCCGCAGCTGGTAGTCGCAGACCGCTTGGTACAGCGACTCTGAAAGCAAGCTAAGTCGTTCTACTTCCTCGTCCGGTTTTCCAGCATCTTGAGCCTCGTGATAAGCGTGTATAGCTTCCAGGGCCTGCCTGATCAGGGGCTCCCCCGCCTCGATCAAGCCAATGATAGTACGCTTTCCCATGACATCCCCCGATCACCTTATCAGTGCATTATAGGATGCCTCGCATAGATCGCCCGCTATTCGGGCGCGGTCATACGCTTTCGCCAGCTCTCCCGCTCGAGCATCAGCCCGTGCGAGCAGGTCGGAGAGCACCATGGCGGCGCGGGTGGCTGCCTGGCCTCGGGCGACAGCGGCGGTATCCGTGCCGGGGCAACTGACGGCGGCGGCGAGCTTGGCGCCTTCGTTGCGCAGCCGCTGGCCAGCAGTATCGGCGCCAGCAGCGTCAGCATCAGCCGCCTGATGTTGTTCGTATGCATGGGCTCTCGCCTCCTCCTGCGCCTGGGCGCGTTGATGTTCCTGCTGACGGGCGCCACGCTCACCGAGCACCTCGGCAAGACGGTCGCCGCTATCGCGCTGGGCCGAGGCTTGGCCGGCCTGCGCATGCTCTACACTCCGGCCGTGCTCATATGCGCCCCAGTGGCTGACCACTAGGACCAAGCCAGCCGCTAAGCCGACCCAGGGGCTCATGCCAGGGCTCTCCTGATGCCCTCATCGATCAGCGTTGACGGATACGGATTGGTGCCGTTCTCGTGCACGATGATGCCAACCACCAGCTCGCGTAGGATCTGCGGCCTGGAGATGTCGATCGAGTCGCGCACGCCGACGCCTAGGCGCTTTGCGATGGCCTGCGCATAGCCATTGGTGTCGTTCTCACTCGCCGGCGCCCAGCGGTTGATGAACTCCAGCGGGGTGTCGATACCAGGCCGGCCAACGCCGGGCATCCCATCCTTGCCCCGGTAGTTGATCAGCAGCTTGCCCAAGGCGCGGATGCCGTTCTCTGGATGGTCGAAGCGGGCGAAGCGCGGTTTGGCCACGCCTACCTCAATGCCCAGCTGCCCCTGCCAGGCGTTGCGAGGGTTGTAATCGATGTTCCCTGGGTTGTTATTGCGGACACCGCGGGGTGTAGTCATAGATTTTCTCCAGGCAAAAAAAAGCCCGCGCTGGGCGGGCTGGAGTTGAACGAGGCCGATTAAGCAGCCGGGGCTTCCGGCTCCGGCGCTGCTGCGGGTTCCTTGGCAGTGATCGATACCTTGGCGCTGTAGTCCTTCAGCACCTGGGCCACGCACACCTGGGCGGTCGGGAACTGGTTCAGGATCTCGCGGGCGCGGGCATCGGCCTCTTCCTGAGTGGCATAACGGGTTTTGTTGGCCGAGTCGTAGTCATTGGCCAGGTTGATAGCTACATAGGGCATAGGTGTTTCCTCTTTGGTTATCTAAATGGAAATGGGTAATCGCTCGCTCGAATTACAAGCGCTTGCGGTTGACGGTCAGTTGGAATGTCGTTCCATGACGTATAGGAGCTGCCATATTGAGCCGCAGTAGTAGCAACTGCGGGGCTGAAAAAGAACCTCACGCCACCTGACGCTCCTCCACATCCTTCATTCGCGTTCGTCCTATAGGTACCTGCTCCAAGATCGAATCCTTCATTGAGGATGCAGATTCTTGAAAATGTCAGGTATGCCGCCAGTTCGCCCGAAACGACCGGGACAAATACGGCTCCTCTGGGCTGAATATAGTCAGTGGCAGACCACTCGGTACCAGACCTCTCATTTGCACCGCCTGAGTAGGGGGTCCAGCGCGTGTCGGTATTTGGTGATACTGGGGGATTGATTGGGGGTGGATCTACGGCAGCAATAATGTTGAGCGGTGGCATACCAGTCGTGAAGCTCAGTCGGCCCGTCGCGTCGTAGCATTCCATGCCGGTCCTCTCGCCCACATCACGCATCAGATCAAAGATGAACGCCTTCGTATTGGGCGAGCACCCCTTGAAATATAGCGTCCTGGTGTTGCCGTTAACCGATTCGCCACACGGTTTTCCATCCCCTACGAGGAAGACGATAGGTGAAATCGCTCCCGTAACAGTGATGCCGCAGATAGGGTCTTGAAGCAGCTTATAACTCCAACTTGACTCTTCGTTGGGCGGAAGATTGTTTGATCGTATGTAAAATCTACCCCATCTATCCACCAAGTCCAAATATCCACTCTTTAACAAGCCGTAGGAGATTCGGTCGATATCAAAAAGGAGCGTGCCGTCTTCTTTGAATACCTGAAATCCTACAGGCATTTCACCTCCTAATAGTAGCCATAGTAGATCCTGCAATTCGCGCTGAACTGACCAAACCAAACTGAATGCTGGTATTGCCATGACAGCGTATTGCCTGAGATTGTCACGCCCGGTTTCTTGCCCTTCCATTGCTGCGTATCGACCAGCGGCACGACGATATAGAACCGCCGCTTACCCGCTGGAATACCGGGCAGTGTTATCGCGCCGCCCGTTGCGTTGGTGACAACATCCCCTTGATGCTGACTGATCGACATCGTCATGTTGACGAGTAGGCGACCATCTGCGCCATAAACTTCAAGGCCATTTGCCATTACCACTCACCCATACGAATGCGCCGAACTCCGTTGATGACCATATCAATTCCGCTGCGGTTGAACACCGTGTAGGCTGTCGCCGCTTTATTCTGCATGATTATTGTTCCCCCAGCGAAGTCCATACGCATAATTGGAACTCCATTATTTGCAAGCTCCGACGAGTTTATCGAGTTACCTACAATTGCCCTCTGAATTGTCGCGGTAGAAATAAAGGCTTCATTCAAGAACACCTGCCCATTCTGAATGGCAAATGGGCTCACAAAGCCGTTTCCGCTCGGATTGAGCACGGCGAACCGATCCGCCATTACGGCGAACGTGGATTGCAATACATCGCCGTTGTTTTCAACCCCAACCCCGAACCCAGCGGCTACATACTGGTTGCCGTTTACCACTTGGAGCCGCACGGAGTACGAGGCATTGACCTTGTTGTTGAGCCCGGTTTGAGCAGTGCTGATCTGCTGCACTGACGCGTTGGTACTGCCCAGGTTGCTCTGAACAGTGTCAACACGCTTGCCCAAGGCAGTGTCGGCATCGGCTCGCGCGGTGACCTCACTCTGGGCAGCAGCAGCCGCTTCATTGGCTTTCGCCTGGGCGGTGTTGATCCGCGTGCTTAGCGCCGAGTCGGCATCGGTGCGGGTTTTCGCTTCGTCCTGAATCGCCGCACTAGCGTTCCCTACCGATGTCAGCAGCCCATTGATCCGCTGCGTTTCCGCCGCCAGTTTGTCGCCTTGCTGAGCAACGTTGACGCTGAGCGAATCGAACGCCCTGCCTGATGCAGCCACTGATCTGCGGCCGGCTGCGATGTAGGCAATGTCCACCTCACCATTGGCATCCCCCGAGTTGTACATGTCCAGGCGGATGGCCCAGATCTTCTTCCCATTCCAACCAGCATGACCAGAGAGGTCGAGCTCAATGTCCTGCCAGTCTGCACTCGAGGTATTGATAGGCCAGTTGAATCGCCGAGCTTCAGCAAGTCCACCATCCTCGTTTGCCCAGTACATGGCCGCACTCGCCCGGCCGGTGTTGCGACGGCGCAGTCTGATGCGGATCAGCGGGTTCTCGGCACCATCGATAACCGGGAATGTGTTGGTAACCTGGATGGTCGTGAACTTGGCGACAGTTGCGTATTGAGGACCAGCAGTCAGGGTTGCCCCGGATGTATTGGCCTTCCAACCCTCGACTGAGTTTGTAAACTCCCAGGTTTGCCCAGCCACGAATGGCAGAGCGTTGCCTATCTTCGCCTCCAGGTTGGTGATGCTGCTGGACTGAGCCGTCAACCCGCTTTCCGTAGCAGCGACGCGATTGGCCACGCTGGTCAGCGCTGCGGTTGACGCCTTGCTTGCCAGACCAGTGGAGCTGCTATTGACGCTGTTCTCCAAGCTGGTCGTTCTGCCAGACACAGAGGTGATGTCTTTACCCTGCTGGCTAACGCTGGAGGTCAGACCATCAACTGCCGTAGATACGGCGCCGATAGCGTTGCTATTAACTTGGCCATTGTCGCGCCAGCCCGTGGGACGTGAACCGTACTCGATTTGTGGCCTGGCCACTTCGAACGTACCGGCCACTGTTCCACCAATCGCCGCGTGGGCCCGGTAGAAGACCCGAACCTTGGCAGCACCTGTCGGAGCGACCGATGTGAACGATATGCGGTCGCCGTCGACAGTCATCGGGACAACTGCCGTCGCAGGCGCGTTGATTACGGTACCGGCGGCGTTGATCCACTGGTGAAAAATCCTCATCCCCAAGTCGCCGGAATCTGACGTCTTCCGTACGTAGATCGACGAGCTGACAGTTTGACCAGGCGCAACTGCAGGTGCTCTCTCGCTGGCTGTGACCAGCGAAGTGTACGGGTTACCTGATGCCGTGCTGCCAACGCCGGTAGTGCTGCATCGATATGCATTTTCAGCAGCGTTCAGCCAGGAACTGACCATTGACGGCGTATAGGTTGCCGTCCCTTCCGGTACCCATCCGTCAGGGTTGCTCCCTGTAGCCGCTCCCAGTTTTGTGAAAGCTGGGTTGTAGAACAGGTTTTCCCCGCCCACGTCGCCGATCGAGTTGTCCAGCTTAGTTAGCCGACCACTGACTGATGTCAGCCCCTCCTCCGTGCTGGATACGCGACCGGTCACGCTGCTGATCGCTACGGCGTTTGCTTGCGCTGCGCTTTGGGCGTTCTTGGCGTTGTCCTTCCAGGCACTGACTACGGTAGATAATTCTGCCTGGGCGCGATCAATCTCGTAGTAGCCGTCACTGACGGTACCACCCAAAGGCCCTCTGACGCGTAAAAGGAGGTCTGCCCCAATCGTCCCATCTGGAGCAGGAGCGCCCGTGAAGACTGGCCGGTTCCATGCGTCGCTCAGAATGGTTCGAAGCGGCCCATGCGTCCCAACCGTGGCCCCACCGCTGTTCTTGTATTGCAGGTAGATCTCGCTGACCAGATCCTGGGTTCCCCGGACATGCGCCGACACTGTCAGCACCTGCCCTGGCGCCATGGATACCCAGCTTGCGTTCGGTAGCGCAACGTCCACATACGCAGAGCCGGACAGCCCCTTGGCATCGACACGCTGCGCTCTACCGCGAGGATCCAAGGTTGACGGAACCAACGACAGTAGCCGATTAGGTGCAGCCAGCGAGGAGCCGACCCGCCAGCCATCAGCAAGGCCGGCAGTTGGCCCCTCTACCTCAAACGAAGGGTTAGGCAGTAGGTTCTCACCGCCAACCTGGCCAAGAGATGCATTGATGCCAGTGATCGCCTCGCCAGCGGCGGTGATGGCTGTGCCCTGTTGCTCTATCTTATTCGTGAGGCTCTGAACGGTAGAGGCATCAGCCTTTGTCGCTACCTGGCTCAGGGCATTGGCCGCTGCTGCTGCAGCGTCCGTGGCTACCTTGTCCGAAACTGCCTGCCATGCAGAGCCGTTCCAACGCTTCGGTGTATTCCCACCCCCTGTGGTGTCAATCCAAAGGTTCTGGATCTGCTGGTTGATGGCTGAAGGTGCTGAGTTTTGGACGATCACCTTGCCCTTGGCATCAGCAAGGCTGTATGCGTCTTGGGCAGCCTTCTGCGCGGCTGACACATTACCGCTGGTGGTATTGAGCCCACCCTGCAAGCTCACGATCGACTGGCCCTGGCTGGACAGCTTTCCTTCGGCTTCGGTGACCGCGTTGCTCAGGCTGGAGACGGCTTCTGCCGAGGCCGAGGCGGAACGCCTACCAACGGCGATATAGGCGATATCGATCTCGCCGCTTGTATCGCCGGAGTTCATCATGTCCAGGCGGATGGCGTAGATTTTCTTGCCGTTCCACCCGGCATGGCCAGATAGGTCAAGCTCGATGTCCTGCCAATCCGTGGTGGTGGTGCTGATGAACCACCCAAAGCGCCTTGCCTCGGCCAATCCGCCGTCTTCATCTGCCCAGTACATCTGGGCACCCGCCCGGCTGGTATTACGTCGGCGTAGCCTGATCCGTAGATAGGGGTTCTCTGCGCCTGCAACGACTGGGGTGAAATTGCACTGAAGGTTCGGGTTTGCAGTCACGGTAGCAAACAACGGACCTGCGGTTATCGTCCCGTTAGTAGCGGTCGCCACCCAGCCCTTGGTCGAGCCGGTGAACTCCCAGGCACGGCCAGCCACGAATGGCTGGGCGGCACCAACACTGTTTTTCAGCTGCGTGATGTCAGTGCTCTGGCTGCTTATCGCCCCTTCGGCAACTTCCACTCGGTTACCCAGCGACTGCACAGCCGAGGCATCAGCCTTCTTGCTCACGCTGTCGGTCAGCGAGGTCAGCGCCTGGCTTTGCGAGCTGATGAGCTGATCTTGGGCCTTGTCCTTGTCTTCGGTCGCCGTGACGCGGCTTGTGACCTGCTGCAGCGCCTGCGAACTGGCCTTGCCGTCGATGCTGGTCTGCATGCCGTCCATGCGGGTGGCTTGCGATGTGAGCTTGCCCTCTGCATCGCTGACGCGGGTGGTCAGGCTGCTGACTACCGAGGCATCGGCTTTGGTCTGGGCCAGAGCCAGTGCGCCAGCGGCAGCAGCTGCTGCATCGGTGGCCACCTTGTCCGTCACCGCCACCCAAGCCGAACTGGTCCAGCGCTTCGGCGTGTTGGCGTTGCCGGTGGTGTCGATCCACAGATTCTGCGCCAGACGATCAGCAACAGCAGGCGCTGCCGACTGAACAATGACCTTGCCCTTCCCGCCCGCCAGGGTGGCCGCATCCTGCGCGGCCTGCTGAGCAGCCGAAACGTTCCCATTGGTGGTGGTCAGGCTCGATTGCAGCCCGCCGATCTGCGACGCCTGGGCAGTGACCTTGCCATCCAGCGTCGACACATCGGTCTCGACCTTGGAAACGCGCGCAGCCATACCGTTGGCAGTCACCACCGCCTGGCCAACATCGGTCCAGTAGGTGGCGTTCGGCGGTGGCGTGTTCAGCGGTACCGCTTTCAGGGCCTGGTACAACTTGCCATCACTGCCCAGGGCACTCTGACCCACGCTGTAGGCCTTGTCCTTGCGGTATGGCAGAGAGCCGGCCAAGGCCGAGACGTTCGCAATCTGCTGCTGCAGTTCGGTCTTGGCGGCTGAAACGTCCGCGCTCACGGCGGTGATCTGCTGCTCGAGATTACCCCTCACAGTGCCAAGGGCGTTGTTCACGTCGCTGATTTGCTTGGCCAGCTCGGTCTTGGCGGTGCCGATCCGCTCGTTCACCGAGCCCGGGCCGTTGCCATCGATGAGCGCAATCTTTTGGATCTTGCTGGTGAGTTCCTTGCCCAGCTCGCTCTCGGTGATCTGGTCCTTGATCTGCTCGAGGATCGGGCTGGCATCTGCACTGGCAATACCGGTAACCACAGTCGGCGCCACCGGGAAGAACGGGCCCACGTTGCCGGACCGGTCCACCAGGCGTGCCCAGAAGAAGAAACGCTGCCCCGCGCGCAGGCCCTGCATGACGTGCTCGCTCTGCGGGTAGGCCAGGTCGGCAAGTTTGGTTGCCGCGCCGAGGTCGGTGCCTTCGCTGTACCACAGCTCGGTGCGCTGGGTATCCTCCGCGCCAGGCGGAATGCCACACAGAACTTTGATGCCGAACAGCAGGCTCTCAGTGCGCAGGAACGTGACCGAAGGGGGTACGCCCTCTTTACCGTTGAGCTGGGTGAGCGCCGAGCTCTTCCAGATCGAAGTGATGTCGAAGGCGCTGATTGAGCGTACGCGAGCCATATAGGCGCCTGCATAGATGCCGGTCACGTCCACCGAAGTCAGGCCGGTGCGCTGCATGCTCACCCAGTTGCCGTTGTCCTTACGCCACTCCACGTCATAGGCCACGGCGCCTTGCACTGTTGGCCAGGCAATCGTCATGGTGTTGACGGCAATACCCTGGTCGACCATGTGACTCGACGACAGCAACACGCTCTCCGGGGGCTGCACGGTGGTCACCGGAATGACACTGATCGGACGCTCGTCCAGCTTGGCGCCAGTGTCGATCGCCGCGAATTTGCTCGGATTGAACTCCAGGGCGGTGAACTCATAGCCGCCGTCGGCATTGGTGCGCTTGAGCACGCGGAACAGTTGGATGGCCAGGTCCTCGTAGTCGATTGCCCACTGCAATTGCGGTTCAGGCTGCAGCGTGTACGCAGTCGTGACAGTCACAGCGCGCCCGGCCACCGACTGCACGGTGCGGCCCTGCGCGGTGCCGTTGGGCAAGTTGACGATCAGGCGGTCGCCAGCTTTGATCGGCGTGTCACGGTCAAGGGTGATGACCTTGCCCGCCGTTGCCGAGATCCGGCCACCGTTCGGGCGGCCTGCAACGAGCTCGTCCGCCACAGGGATGACGAACCCGGGCAGGACGTTGGCGCCTTCCATGCCGGTCTTGAACGTTACGGTCCGGTCCTGGCTGTTGCTCAGCAGTACCCACTTACCGCGGCGCTGTGCTTCGCTGGCGCGGGTGCACCCGATAGCCGAAATCTCGATCGGGCGATCCCGGTACCGGCGCTGAAGCGCGAAGTCGGTGACCGGGATCACATCGGTGTCGTAGTTGTTGGCCGGGTTGTCATAGCTGACAAGCGCACGGCTGTAGTGCGTGTCGCGGCCGGCGCCGCCGTAGATGAACTTGCCATCGATGACGTTCGAGCGGGTGAAGACATAGTCGATGTCCTGGGCGCGCGGCATGTCGGCCTGCATGTACAGCGAGCCCTGCGCCCAGTAGACCATGCCCCGGTAGATCGCCGAGAGGTCCCGAAGCAGCGTCCATGCCTCGGCACGGCCTTGCAGGTTCAGGTCGCACAGGTAGCGCGGCTCCAGGCCGCCGATACCGTTCGATACCGACTGATCGCAGTACTGCGAGATGCGGTACATCTCCCACTTGTCGACCATCCAAGGCTGAATCCGCTTGCCCAGGCCGAAGCGGTCGTTCACGCAGATGCCATAGGTGGCCCACACCGGATTGTTGGTCCAGGCCTGCTTGAACGTGCCGTCCCAGACGCCAGAGTAGGTGCGCCCCACCGGGTCATAGTTACTCGGTACTGGCCAGCGTTGCGCCTTGCAGTCCACAGTAACGGTCGGGATGTTCTGGAACTGCTGGGCATCGAACTCGATGTACAGCAGTGCGGTGTTCGGGTACCGGATCTTCTGGTCGATGATCTCCGTGTAGCCCGCGATCATCATTGTGTCGGCGATGCGGTCGGACTTAGCGTTCGGCGTGATGCGGCGTACGCGGAAAGCCCAGCCGGAAGTGGCCTTGGGCAGGTTTACACGCTCGGAGCGCTGGTAACCGGTGGTGGTCTTGCCATCCACGGCGCCGAGCAGGGACTCAACAAAGGCGCCCCCGTCGGTAGCCACGTCGATTGCGTACTCGATACGGTACCCGAACGTACCGTTCTCATCCTGGCGCGCTAGGCGCTGCCAGTTGAAACGCAGGCGCACGGCTGATAGTTGGTGGTTACTCAGGGTGCGCGTGAACGGGTTGTCGCTGCGCAACTCGACGTTCACCACCGTCTCGTTCTCGACCGCAGGAATGCCTTTGATGTAGTCCTGCTCAATCGAGCCCGGGCGCCACTCCCACTTCACACCCGGAAAGTTGACGTTGCCGGAGGCGTCCACCAGCGGCGTGTTGTCGAGGTAGATATCGCGATCGGTCGGGGTGCCGTCGAACTCGCCTTCGCCCACAGCCAGCAGGATCTTGGCGATGTTGGTCGAGCGTAGGGTGTCAGGGGTTTCAACAGCAGTTTTCGGTTTGCTTTCGCCACCCTTGGCGCCAGCGACTTGGATTTGAGCGACTGCGCCCATGCTTTCCTCCAGGCAATAAAAAACCGCCCGGAGGCGGCTGATGGTTCAGGGGCAGCGCTACACCTTGTCTTCGGCGTAGATCGAGGCAGAGATGATCGCCCCGCCCCACCGACGCTTACCGATGCAGATGGGAACAGGATTGCCGCTGGCGGTGGTGTTTTTTGCGGAGCCGAACGCGTACGACGGCATGTTCTCGGGGGCGCCGCTTTGAGACAGGCCCTTGGGTTGGGGGCTAAGCATCTGAACGACGCCGCCGGCGATCATTGCCGTACCTGCCGTGTACAGAAACGGGGACGCGGCAGCGAAGGGCGTGAACGAGAGTACGTAGGCAGCTGCGACCATCACTGCTCCCACAATCGTCTGAAGCGAGCCACCACGCTTGCTGCCCTCAAACACAGGGACAATCCGAAGCTCGCGACACCCACCCAGACTTAGGTCCCTCTGACCTACATTACGGCCGTTGCGGAAAATCGCGAACCGCATCCCCAGTGATTGCAGGCGCCTGATTTCGTCCTGAAAGCCAGGGATGGTCGCATTGAGCGCTCGAAATATTTCCAGCGCGCTGCCGGTGTCGAGCGCCCTTCGATGAGATCTGCCAAATAGACGTGCGAGCGAGCTCGACAGCATGATGTGGGTCATCGGCTCATAGTGTGCTGCGGTCAACGCCATACTTTCCTCCAGGCAATAAAAAACCGCCCGGAGGCGGTCGATGATCAAGTTGCTTCAGCCACAGCTGCGCGCTACGCGGACCCATTTGGCCCAGGTACCGTTTCTAACGTAAATTCGAGCGGTTGCACCATTAGTGCTTTCGGAGACAAGGGCCATAACCGGAGTCCCGACCATGTCGATATCGAGTCGAATACGGTACCCATCCTCTGTTTCGGTGGCTACTGTTCTGGGGTTGAGGTCCTGCCACTTCGGCGTCAGACACTTGGCATAGTCTCTCGGCGCTTTAGCTGTAGCGATCACCTCTGCTGGGCCCTGCTGCACCAAATCTTCAGTAGAAACGCACCCCGCCAGCAGAGCCACCCCCAACGCCCCGATCAAAATCCGCATGTAAACCCTCCTTGATGATCGAGGGAATCTACCACAGCGCAGCCTGGGCCGGTGCAGATGCAAAAAGCCCAGCTCAGGCTGGGCTCCTAGCACGCTCTCTAGAGCTAGTAATTATTCCAATGGTCGCTTGTGGTAGCTATAACGCTCCGCAGGGGATGTCCTCGATGGATCCGGCGACCCTGATCCCCTTTCCTTTCGAAAGGGAGGCTTGTCGAAATAGTCGTCGCGGTCCTCTGGGCGAGATTGGTTTGACGGCTGGTCAGAACGCTCTGGCGAGGTTCCCTTACCGCCTGTCTCGCTGATCGGCCTTTCACTATCTACGCCATATCTGTCTTTGGACATACGCACCTCTCAATGCTCAGAAGCTCTGAGCTTCTCCGAGTGTGCGCTCCCTCTCACCAAAATAGTTTTATTCCGGATCACCGGGCACGACTCCCTTTAATTAAGGCTGACCACTTATACAGCGTGTACACAATGCCAGTATCGCGCCCCTCTATGCTGTAGTAGCGTTGTGCCTCCCAACGAGCCGCCCCCGGTCCGTTGCCGGAAAGCCCATGGACTGGGGCGCCAAATCACAAGGAGAACCCCATGGGGCTCAAACTACAGAACATCACTTTCAACCGTGCCGCCCAACCAGTTACTGCCCAAGTGATCCTGATGGACGAGCACAACTGCAACGTGAGCGTGAACATCAAGCTCGAAGGCAAGCCTGTGGAAGCATTCAATCTTGAAGAAATCGACAAGCTCGCTCGAGCGGCGGCTAAACACTTAGTGGCTAGCGCTTAGCTTTTCCTCGGGTAGCGAGCGCTCTCGCTGCCCTTGATTGGCTTGCTGAAGGATGGCTATCTGCTGCTGAAGGGTTGCAATGGTCGACGCCAGCGAGTTGATTTGTGCGTGAAGCGAATTTAGCCTTTGATCAACAGAACTCATGATTGCTCCTATACGGCTAAGCCGCTTCATTTCGCGTCCTGATGACGCAACACAAGGCGCGTCCGGTCGAGCCATGGGCCGCCGAACACGATGATTTCCGATGGCCGCCCTAGCAGGTGGTGCAGCATGAATGGGCCCGGCCCGAAGACCTGGCCTACCTCGCCTGGCAGTTGGGCATTAGCGCCCATGTAGATGCCCGCATGGTTTGGATGGGCAGTGCGCCCCACGGCCATGACGATCAAGTCACCGCGTTGTGGCTGGCTCACCTGGTAGAAGCCAGCAGCCTCATAGGCCTGTTCGTACAGGCTGGGCCCGTCGGCGTTCTCCCACCAACCCTCCTCTCGAGCGTAGGCTGGAAACTCCAGCCCCCATTCACGCTTGTACCAGTCAGCACAGGTTTGCCAGCAATCCCACGCACCGTGCACGAACGGGCGACCCAGCAGCGGAGTATTACCCGTGGGCGTGATCGTGCGTAGGTCACTCTCCGGCCAGGACAAGATGTACCAGGGCAAGCCCGTGGCTTCGCACATGGCCAAGTCTCTCGGGGACGGCCTGCTGGTGGCGTCGGGGTGCGAGTGAACGATCCCAATCACCTCGCCCAGGTCTTCGGCCTCAGCGTACTGCTCGGGCGCGATGCGGAATTCCTCGGTGGGATCGGTGGCCACGTTGGTGCACGGGTGGTACACCTGCTTGCGACCCACGGCCAGCAGCAGCCCGCAGCACTCGCGCGGATACTCTGCCGCCGCATGTGCCTGCACCGCGGCCAGAATGTGTTTGCGCATGGTCAGCTCCTGGCGATCAGGGACACGGCGGGGAAGCCACCGAAAGGAAGTTGGTTGCCCTGGCCATGACGCACGACGCACCCGGTGTCCAGGCAGCCGTTACACTGATCCTTCGCCGGGTCGTCCGTGGGGTTGCCGTCCATGTCGTAGCGCGGGCCTGTGTATCCGCAGTTCGGACCGCGATAACCGTTGGTCATGGCCCAGTGGCACAGCGTGGTCATCTGGCGGCCGATTGTCTCGCCGCCCACGTCGCCGGGGCTGGCCAGCTCCCAGGCTACAGCGGTGCCGTCTTCGGTCACCTTCTGGTCACGAACCAGATTTCGACGCTCTCCTGCGATGGGTCAGCGCTCGGGTTGCCGCCTGGGAAGTTCGAAGCATCCAGAAACTCGCCCAGGGTGTGGCGCATGGTCAGCTTGAACTCGAGCAGGTTGTCAAACGCCAGACACAAGGCGGTGATGCGGCCGTTCACGTTGCCCACCGACAGCGTCGGTCGGACCGCAGTACCCTCTGAATTCGCCTCGATGCCCTCGATTTGAACTGGCCAGGCGCCGTATTCGTTGCCCTGCCACCAGATCGACTTAGCGGGCAGTTGATCGGCGTCAGCACCGGCCGCAATGAGTTCAGCGGAAGAATGCGGTATGGCGTGCCCGTGGAAACGCAGCACGTCGGCACCGAAGTCCGATCCATCCAGCTCGAACAACAGCACTTCGTTGCCAGGCTCCAGAGTCTGGATTTCCTTGACGTATGACATTGTGGGTCCTCAGGGGTGGAACGCCCGCTCGAAGGTGGCGGTGATATTGAAGCGGTTGCCGCCAATGGGTGTTGGTTTGGGGTCTTTGCAGGTGAACAGCCCCAATTCGCCCAAGGGTGTCTTCCATAGAAAAGCTCTCGCGCCGCCGTGCCTATCCAGAAAGGCGATGGCCAGCATGGCCTGGCCCTTGGAGAGGTTCAGTGATACCGGGTAGCTGTCCTCTCGATTGTTGGGGCCATCCCCGACAGTCTGCCGATACCCCCCACCGAACCGTGACTCGCGGGTTCGGTAGTTGATCTCTGACGTCTGACCGCGCTCGGTCATCCAGCGGAAGGTTTCGATCGCCATAGGTTTTCTCGGATGATTGATGATCCTAACGTCGCTGCATGGCCCTGCCGATCGCCCCGTCTGGGCGCAGGTCCATGCTCAACAGCTTGCGGTACTTGCCTTCGACGAAGGCGCCGATTTCCTTGCCGAATTGGTCCATCAATGGCGTTTGCGTTTCTACCTGAGGCGACCTTTCGCCGCTGATGATGATCGACACGGATACTGGTGGAGCCCCTCCAGGCGCGCCAGCGCTTCTTGCAGCAAGACCTACGGTGGACCCGGCGCCGAGCGGGGTAATGCTGCCTCCCTGCTCACCCGTCATCAGATAGGTTCTGCCGCCCTGGCTAAGCAGCTCGGGTCCCAGCTCGTTCACCTGGTAGAGCGAATTAGGCGCGACGGGCCCGCCGCTTGCACGCTGACCTGCAACGCCTACCCAGCCGCTCAGGTACTGCGACGAGTAGCCGGCCTGCGAGGCTCCCATGTTGGACGACACTGCACCAGCTGATCCAGCCTCCAGGCCATTGCCGCCACCGCCGCCGAAGTAGTTCGACGCAGCAGAGATACCTAAGTTGACCAGCCCGCCTAACAGGTTCGACGTAGCCTTCCGCGCCTCGATACGCGCCATGTCAGCGAGGACCGACTTGGCGAAGTCACCGAACGAGAACTTGCCCGCCATGGCGAAGTTGACGACCGCGTCTTCCATGCTGGAGAAGGCGTTGGTGAACAGGGATCGCGTCTGCCCGGCTACATCCTGGGCCTGCTCTAAATAGTTCTGGAAGGCAGACGATGCCCCCTTGCGCCAGTCGCCCTGCATGGCCGTCATCTTGTCGTAATTGGCGATGGTGGTTTCCTGCAGGTCCTTCTCGGTTTTGTTCAGGGCCGCCAGTTTCTGGTTGTACTCATCAAGGCTCATGCCGCGGGAGCCGTCGCCGTACTGGTTGGCCAGGTCCAGGCGCTGTTGGTTGATGCGATCAGTGATTCCGTACTGCTGATCCTGCAAGCCGCGTTGACGGTCACCCAGGCCAAGCCCGTCAGCGGAGCGCTGTCCCTGCAGCCTCAGCGCTGTGACCTGCTGGCCGAGCGCGTCGGTGTAGGTCTGCACTGCCCTAGCCTGCTTAGCGAGCCGGCCCTGCTCGTTTGTGGCAAGCACCGACAGTTCGGTATCGGCATCCTTCTGCGCCTTGACCATAGCAGCGCGGGCGTCGGCGATCTTCTGGTCCAGCTGAATACGCTGCTGAGCGCTGGTGCTTGCCCGCCCTCTAGCCGCCTCCAAGGCTTTGATCTCAGCCTCGTAGGCGTTGGTGACCTCTGCCTTCTGCTGCTCGATGATTGCAGCGCGCTGGGCGGCGTACGACTCCTGAGAGATCAGGCCGGCCTTCTGCGCCGCATCAAGCTCCCTCTGGTGGTTCTTGTATTCAGCCAGGATGGCGCTCAGCGCATTCTTCTGGTCGTTGAACTCGGAGAGGTCTACCGACCCTGTTCGTCCAGCTGGATCCTTGAATTGCTTGGCGATGTCGCCCTGCACCCGGGCAATGTTCTCGGGCCTCAGGCGCTCATCATTCGGATTGACCTTGCGGATGGCTTCAAGGGACTTGTTGTAGTCCTTCAGCGCATCGGCTCGCTTTTCGGCGTTCGTCCTGGCGGATTTCTCCAAAGCATCGATCTTGCCAATCGCGACAACAGCTGCCTGTTGCTGCTGGGAGTCCAGAGCGCGGGCGCTGGCGATCGTCGCTAGCGTGTCCCGCTGCTGAATCAGGCCCTTCAGCTCAAGATTCGCGTTGGTCAGCTTCTTCTGAGCATCGCTGTCATCCTTGTCGGCATTCACAGCGCTCTGGGCTGCGGCCACCTGCTGCTGTAAGTCGACAATGCGGCTTGCGATATCCTGGTCCCGGCCAATGTTCTTGACCGAATCAACCGTTGCAGCAACCTCGCCCCGCAGGGCTTTCCAGCCCCGTTCCCAGATCGACAGATTCTCGGTGACCTCTTTGCTGCGGTTCTTGATGGTATCGACGTAGGTATCGGTGAGCAGCTTGGCGGCCCCAATCGTGTCACCCTGTTCCTTCAAAGCAACGATCTGCGAATACGTCGAAGCGGTCAGGAAGTTGTACTGCTCGTTGAGGTCCTTGGCAGCAGCAACCGGGTCCTTGCCGATCTTCACGAACTCGGCCACGGTCTCCTCGACCGCCTTGCCGGTGGCCGAGCGCCACTCCAGAGCGGCCTCTGTGATCTCTACGAAGCTGTCAGAAGCGACCTTCCCGCTACCAGCCAGTTGGGTGAGCACCTCTGCCGCAGCGCCGGTGGTGCCAACAGTGGCCGCAACCTCGCGCGCCATCCCGGATAAGCGGTCCGACGTAGTTCCGGCGGCATTGCCGGTCGTGATCAGCGCCTTCTGGAATTCGACGGCCTCCTCGCTGCCCTTGTAATAGGCGTATCCAAGCACGCCCGCAGCTGCAGCAGCGACCGTGAACGGGTTCACCAAGCCAAGCACATAGCCGCCGAGGGCCTTGATGGCCGGCCCGACGCCACCAAACATGTCTTTCAACTGCCCCCCCTGCTGGAGCAAGACGGTGAGCGGCGCCTGACCGCCTTGCAGGGAGACGACGATGTCAGTGAACTGCGCTGGGACCCCGCGAAGCGCGGCGGCGGTTGCCTTGGCTGACATTCCGGTCTTGTTCAGCGCTGTATCTGCGCCTCCCAAAGCCGTGCGCGCCTGGTCGATCTTTGACTGGTACTCGCCGAAGGTTTCAGCATCCAGTGCACCGCTCGCACGGAAGCTCTTCAGCCTCTGTTCCATCTGGTCCAGACGGCCCAGCGCAGCGACGGTCGGGTCGATCTTGCCCAGCAGCTCTTCCAGCGCCTGGCCTTCTTCCCGATGCGCGCCGGCTGCCCTCCTCGCCGCCTCAGCCTGGCGTTCTTCGGTTGCGATAAGGGCTTGGGCCCGGCTGTTGATGGCCGCCTGACGGCTGGCGCTATCTGAGAGCACGGCATTCGCCTGGCCGGTGACCTCCGCGCTCTGCTCAGTAGCGCGATTGAGCGTCTGAACATACTGGCTCGCCTCCAAAGAGGCTTTGGCCACTGCCAGAATCCTGGCCTGTTGCTCGTCAGCGGACTCAGCGGCACGACGCCCAGCCTGGGCACCGGCGTCTGTGGCAGTAGTCAGCGCCTGCTGGACTTGCTCGGCCTGCGCAGCCTCAGCCCGGAAGGAGCCCATGTTCGCTGTGGCGCTGCTGAATGCTGTGGATGCGCTGGTAACGGCGCGGCCCACGGTAGCCATCTGCTGCGCGAGTTCGGCCTGCTTGGCGTTGAGCGATTGCAGCTCCTGCACGATCTGCCGGGTGTCACCCTGCAGGCTGCCCAGCGCAGTCTCCCACGCGCGCCCGGTTCGCCCAGCCGACTCTTCGCTGCGCTTGCCGGCATCCGTCAGCTGGTCGAGGTTGTCCTTGGCCTCAACAGCATCACCGGAATCGATCTGAAGACCGAGGGAGGCAATGGTGGTCATGATCTACTCCATGGATTCGGCCATGACGGCCAGGGCCTCGACTTCCATCACGCGGAGATCGGGAAAAATATCGGGAAGGTCGCGGCGCTTGATGCCCAGCATTGAGGCCGTGGTGGGGATGGCCGTGTAATCCAGCCCGGACGGACCGCCAGGGCCTACCCGCCATTGCGTGCCCATTGCGTCGAACAGGCGGAAGGCAGGCCAGGCATCTGGCCAAACCTCTACCTCATCTTCTGCAATGTCAGCCAAGGTCAGGCCTAGAGCCGCCAACTGCTCGGCAGAGGGGCCCTGCTCATAGCACGCCCGGGCGGCCGCCCTCAGTTTCCCAAGCGGGCCGGGCTGTAGGCAGCCTGGAAGGCGTCGATGACGGCCTTTGGCGCCCCCGTACAGGTACGCACCAGCTCAAGGATCGCTTTCTGGCTGAACTTGTCCTCCAGGTCCCACCCGGTGACGATTTCGCCCAGCTGCTCAGCCTGCAGGGCAATCTCGCCGGCGGTCACTTCTTCCCAAGTGGCGTTGTCGGCCTTGGCCTTCTCGGCCCAGGCGTCGCGCGCCTTGTTCCAGCGATCAAACATGCCGGCCAGCGTCACGCGGTCCATATAGCGGAACTCGAACTCCACCGGCACCGACTCTCCACCGATTCGAGGCACCTGCACCTCGGCGGTAAACGTCGGGTTCTGCGCGATTTTGATCTTCGCCATGAGGTTTCCTTAGGCAGCAGCCAGGTAGCGAACCGGACGACCCGAGAGCGCGATGCTGATGGTTCGGGTCATCAGGTTGTTGCGCTCCATGGTCGGGGTGGTGGTGATGCTCACGTAGCCCGGGTAGAGGATCTGGTCGCCGTTGGGCAGCTTGAGGCGGACGACCGTCAGCTCTTTGCTATCACCGTAGGCTTCAACCAGGCCCACGTAGGCAGCGGCTGGCTGATCTTCGACAGTGATCGACAAGGTGATGGGATTGCGGTTGGTGGGGAACTGGCGATCGTCATCGTCCTCCAGGTACCCGACGGTGAGGTACTGCTGCTCGCCGCCGGAAGAGGTGAAGGCGGTCACCTTCGAGATCTGAGCCCAGTTGGTCACAGGGATCACAGACCCGACACCTGCGCCGGCGGTGTACTTGTCGGCGTTGGTGGTATTCAGGCCAGCCATTGAGAACTTGTCAGCGGCAACACTGGCAGCGCGGACCGCGCGGTCGTTGATAAGCGACCAGCCAGAACTGACGACCAGGACGTCGCCGTTCTTGATGTTGTGCCCTGCGGCGGTGGCGACTGGAGGTGCAGCGTTAGTCAGAGCGGTGAAGGCAACGGCAGCGGCGAGTACGCTGGCGATTTCCAGCACAGAGCCGTTCGGCAGCGGGAAGCGTGCGGCCATGGGTATTTCCTCTTGAAGGTTCGCCAGGTGGCGGATGGTTATGCCCCTACGGGCGATTGGTCCGCGACTCCGCGGTAGGTGAAGCTGGTCGGGACCGTATAGGTCGCCGACTCGGTAATGGTTGGGCCCTGCTCCAGTGGCTCGGTGAGCAGGCCTTCGAAGCCGCTGCGGCTTAGCTCTGTATCAACCCGGAACAGGCTGCTCAGCTCGTCGACCAGTAATTCGGCAACGCCCAGGGGCTGGCCTGCCGGGCAAACGATGCTGATCTGGTAGACGCCGGTGTATTCGTAGGCGTCGCCGCCCAGGTATCGGCAGGTGGTGCTGGCCGGCAGCAAGTAGGCTCGAAGGTAGGTCTCGCCGGACCCGGCCTCGAATCCCTCTTCGAAGTTGGCGACCCGAATCGGGCGCGCCGTCGCCCAGGCCATCAGCTTGATCTCGATGGCCTGGCGGACTCGTGCATGGCTCATACGCTGTTGTTCCTGATAGCTTCGTCGACGATGCGCTGGAAGTTGGCCAGGGTGACCCTGACCATGCCGGCCGGGGCCTGGGTCGAATGCCCATACTCCAGCGGAATCGCATACGGCAGGTTGTTTACGATGTAGGCCGTCTGGCCGATGGTCAGCGCCTGCACCTGACTCAGCAGCGCAGCAATCGTCTCGCTGCCGGATGGGTCGATACGGTCAAGCTCTTCAGTAGCGGGCGAGTCGATCGAGAACTGCCAATTGCCCCGGAACCGCCCGCCGACGTAGCCCTGGCCCGCCACAAGGCCGTTGGTGGCGAAGTTCTGCTCGCGCTCGGTCTTCGTCAGTGGCTTGGCGTACTTCACTCCCTTGCGCAACTTGCCGGCCTTTGTGAAGTTTTCGTGATTCAGATTGATCAACGTGTTCCGCACCGAAACCTTGAAGTCGTAGTCATCGGCGGCGCGCTTGGCCTTAGCCTGATGCGCAACGTTAGCCGCCCATACTTCCGGGTTACCCACGGGCGACATCGTGATGACGCTGATACCGATCTCGATCACGATATTTTGAAACGTAGAATCCATGGCCTGCTGGGCCTGCTCAGCGAATGCGCGGATGCTCTCGGCGAACCCTCCCTCAAGCCCGCCATAGCGCTGGGTCATGTGTGATCCGCGCGCCATGTCACTTCCTCAGTTGGACGGTCCAGGTGGCCTTGGCTGGGTCCTCGGAGACGTTGAGAGTCCGAAACCCGCTGATCAGGTCACCGATCTTCGGTACGGCCGGGGTGGCTGTCACGGCATCGGCCTGCCCTTCGAGCAATTCGTTCTGCAGCACCAGGAGCTTCACATCCTGGGTCTGGATACGTGAGCCGTCGATCTCCTTGGCCAGGTAGCTGCCGAACACGCCGCGCCCGATGTAATGGATGGTCGAGGCCGGTACGGTGCCGCCGATCTCGGGGTCATATCCGCCCTTGACCGTGCGACTGCCGGCAACGGGCTTCACCGCGTCGGCAAGGGCGTCTGGATCATCGAACGCTTCCGCCAAATCGGCCTGCAGTTCTTCGCGCATGCCCATGGGTCAGATCCTCTTGAGCATTACGGTGCCTGCGCGGCGGGTCCAGGGCGCGATGAGGTCGAGGGCGAAGTTCTCACCGGTCGAGCGATCAACAGACCCCGCAACGTAGGTCTTGCTCGTCGAGGTGCCAGCCTGGGCCGACACAGTCTTGCTCTGCACTTCGCGCTGGGTGTCCTTGTAGAGCTTGCCTGCTGCGGCCAGCTTGGCCACCTGCGCACCGGCGGACTTGATGGCGTCCGGCACCACCTCGGGCACCGCGCGCTTGATCTTGGCCGTGAGCCAGGCGTTGGCCATGGCCACGGCAAGGACCGCATCACCGTCGCCTGCCCAGTCCGACCCCAACTGCTGGACCACATCGGCCTCGGTGACGAAGTCGGTCATGGCCTTACTCCTGCGGGATCAGCGCTTGCAGGTCGGGCTTCTTCGCGCCGGCATCGAACTCGATACCCTTCGCGGCGAGCCATTCCTTCAGCTCAGGCACGTTCATCTTGTGCGGGTCTGTTTCAGACTGGTCGCCCCCGGATTGCTCGCCGACCTTGATGCCGGCAGCCTCGTAGGCCTCAACGATGTCGGGTGCCTCGCCTTCGACCACAACCTGCGTTGCGCCGTCGATGACCCCGAAGAACTGGCTCAGGAGTCGGTAACAAACGCCGCGCTCGCGGCCTGGCTTGTCGGTGTAGATGACTTTCATGGTGGTCTCCTGCGCAGGGCGCCCGGTCAGCGCCCCGCATGACGGATCAAGGGGTGGCGGTGCCGCTGATGACAGCGGCAAACGGTACCTGCTTGCGGTCGAATACACGCTCCCAGTTCCCAGCGCTGGCGTACTGGGTGGCATTCGGGCTCAGGTTCAGGTTGTTGCTGCCCTTCCAGCTGAAACCGGCAGGCTGCAGGATGAAGGTCTTCCGCTCCCACAGAACCTCGGCGCCACCACCGTTACCGCCGTCAGGCTTGCGCTGCATCTCGACAGGGGTGTGAGGGGTGCCTTCGCCGTAGCCGAAGGCGCCCTGACCGAAGAAGACCGAAAGGAACTGGCCGGACGCATAGGTCAGGCTGTCGTCCATGAAGACGGGCTTGCCGAGATAGGTGGCCAGGATGATCTTGCCCGTGGAGTCGCGCAGGTACTCGATCAGGTCCTGCTTGACCATCTGGTTCATGACTACCGAGTGCACGCCTATCGCGCCGAACATGTCGGCCGCGTCGCCGGCGGTGAAGGCCGCATCCTGGAACGCGGAGGCGCTGATGCTGGCACCGGCGTCCTTGACCATGTCACCACCGTTGTTGGCGATGTTCGAGGCGATGATGCCTCGCGCGGCGCCCAGCAGGTACCGCTGCCACTGACGGGTCCAGTACGTGCCGAAGCGGTTGCGGATGTGCTGCATCGGCTCGCTGTTGGCCAGCTCGGCCGTGAGGTCAGCGACACCGTAGCCCTTGTTGAGGTACAGCGTGCGGGCACGCATGCTGCCCTGCTCGGCCTTGCCGACCTCGCCCAGGTCATCCGGGTTGTCGTTCGAGATGTTGGGCGCCTCGTCGGCATCGAGATCCTGCCAGTAGCTGATCTCGGAGGTGCCCTGGCCGTTGTTGGCGATGTTGTCCAGCGTCGGCGAGCGGGTCACGATGCCCGATTCGAAGACGGCGGTTTTTTCGGGGGTGTTCACCGGCGCCAACGCGCCGTAGTAGTCGCGGACGAAAATGTCCGACAGCTGGGTAGTTGCCATGGATTAGGTTCCTTGGGTGGCTTGGAGTCGCTTGAACGCTTCAGGGTTGTCTCGAGCCAGCGCGGCGCGCTCTTGCTCGGAGTACTCGCCCCATTTCTTCGTGGCCTTGCCACCGTTGTCGCCGGTCTGCCCGGCACCCTGGGCCCTTGGCCACAGGTGGGTAGCGGTTTCGCGCAGCGATTCCGCCCATTCGAGGGGGGACAGCGGGGTCTTGCCGTCCTTTCCGTACACGACTTCGCCGGCACGGTCGGTAGCGATAGGCTCGCCGTCTTCGCTCAATTTGAAGGTGCCGCGGGCGCGAAGGATGATGTCCTCGGCAGCCTCAGGCAGCGCTCCGGCCTTGATGGCGGCAGCGCGGATGGAGTCGGCCAGTACCTTGTCGCTGTACTTGGCAGCGAAGGCCTCGGCCTTGTCCGCACGCTCGTTGGCAGCTTTGACCTGCTTGTCCAGATCGGTGCGCAGCCGCTCGGTGCGACGGCTGATGACCTCGTCCAGCTTGCCTTCGGCGATCAGCTTGGTCTCTTCGTCTTGGCCGGCCTTGGCCAGCAGCCCCTTGACCGCCTCGATGTCCAGGCCGTCGAACTGCCCTTTCAGCTTGTCCAGTTCGGTCTTGATGGCCTTGTTGGAGCCGATCAGCTCGGTGTTTTTGGACTTGAGGCCCGAGACCTCGCCGTCCAGGAATTTCTGTACCTCTCCGCCGAGCGCCGCTTTCAGCGCGGCAGTTTGGGTTTCGTCGAGGGTCAGGCCGTGGGCGGCCGGATCGAAGTCAAAAGGCATGTGGCTATCCCCTGGGGATTGGTTGACCCGCCTGGCGGGCAGAAAAAGGCCCCGCAGTGCGAGGCAGATATTCGCGCCACGAAATCGCGGCTCGTTGTTTTGTGGCGCGGGTCAGTTGATACCGGCCCGCTCGAACGCCACCGGCTCCAGCTCCTTGAGCTGGTCCAGCGTCAGCGGCTTGAAGTTCTTGTCCAGCTGCAACGAGGCGAACAGCTCAGCCGTGAGACCTCCGTCCCGGAACAGCTTTGCACGCACTGGTCCCAGCGCCGCGTCCTGGAACGACGCCGGCTGCGTTTTGAGCCATTGGTAGTAGCTCAGGCTGGCGGAGACCTGCGCGCCGCCAGATGCGCCCACGGAGGCACGTGTGGCGCCCTTCGCGAATGTAGCCGACAGCTTGGTGATGGGCGTGATGGTCGTGCGGCAGTTGATGTGGAACGGCGGCACAGGCCCCTTCCCTATCTCGAACTCACGGCCGTCAAGGCTCTTGCACTGCTGGCTGGTCTTCCGGTCGAGGGTGGCCACGATGCGATAGCCCGGTATGAACTGGACGTTCGCGGCGAGCGTCTCCATGCGCGCCGTTGCGGACACGTGCTGCACGGCGGTGTGCACCACCGCCTTGGCATTGCGGTTACTCACCGCCAGCACGCCGTCGGTAAAGTTCTGCGCGGCCGTGCCCCGGATGGCCTGGGTGATCTCCGCGTTGGTTTGACCCTGTACCACGCCAAGCCGGATGGCATTGGTCACGCGAGTCGACTCGTTACGCGTCCAGCCGTTGAGGAAAGGCTTTAGCAGCGTACCGCCGTCGATCCCTGCCACCTGAAGAGGTTGTGTGTTGATTGCGACCCGGATCAGCGAGTCTGTCGGCATGATGGCGTCGATGAGTAGCGCCTTCGCCAGGCTACGGCTCTCGAACGCGGCCAGGTACTGCGCGATGTCCACCAGGTCGGCCTGCATGCTGTCGCCAAAGGCTTGGTACATGCCTAGTAGCTTCCCGCCGACTCTCGACAGGAATTCTTCCAAGCGGCCCCGGCTGTATGTGGTCAGCTCGCGGCGCGTGAGCTGGTCCCGCACTTGGGTGTCCACCTGGCGCAGGACAGTCTCGAACTTCTTGACCTCACCCGCCTTCAGCCGCTCGAGCAGCACCGCGTGCCGACTGACTTGCTCCAGCAGCATCTCGTCCGCCGTCTGCGTCGTTTTCGTCGCCATCGTCTTTGTCCAGGTTGATGCCGGCCGACTCACGCTCGTCGCTGATCAGCCCGGCCTCTTCGTCGTAGGCCCGCTCGGGCAGCTTGCCGGTGGTGAGGTACTGCCAGTAGGTCTCGGCACTGATCGTGCCGGCCATGACGCTCTTCTGCAGCTCGGCCAACACCTGGGCGTTGACCTCTGGGATCACAAACTCCGGCTTGACGGTGAAGACCACCTCGTCTGGGTTGTACCCGGTCCATTCGGCGGCGTAGCGCAGGGCCTGCTCAATCGCGCTGGCGGCGGTGATGACAATGCTGTGCAGCGTGGCGTGCTGGTCGTTCTGGCGTGTCTTGCGGGCCTCGCCTGACTCGGTGCCGGACACATCCATGACTTTGGCGCCGGCCTCAAGGGCTGCGCTCTTCTGGTCAGCCATGGCCGTTCGGACAGCCTCAACGCCTGCCCCTTGAAACTCCAGATAGCCGCACTGACCCTTGGGTCCGAGATCCCAGGCTGCAGACGGCCCGGTCACACTGAGCTCCACGCTTTCGTCCAGGCCGGACACCCACGGCTGGGGATGGCTGGTCTGGTGGAGAGCGGTGAAGTAGTCAGCGCTGAGCTGGTACGACTTCAGCGCAGCCCTGGCCATGGTCAGCAGCGGGATCTCGTCCACGTCCGGTGAGTTGTCGGTCGAGCCGCAGTAGATGACTGGGATGTACTCGAGCCCACGCACCAGTTGGTTGCCGGCGCCTACGGTACCAAGGGGACGCTCATCATCGATGAGCTCGCCTGCTTCGTTGCGCACAGCCGTGTAGCAGACTTGCCCCTGCATGAAGAACTCGCGGTAGACCGTCTGGCACTCATGGCTGTAGCGGTCCTCCGCCTTCTTGCGGAACTCGCGGAACACGGCCAGCACCAGGTCCTGGCGCCCGCCTTGATCGGCGGTATCCCAGTTAATGCCGTTCCGAGCAGCGTAGGTTGCAAAGTAAGGCTGGCCCTGGTCGTCCACGTTGACCACAAGCGGCACACGCCCGTGGGAGATGGTCTGCCGAACGATGCGCAGGAAGAGTTGAGTCAGGCCGAACCCGTCAGCGGTGGCGTTCTCTTCCACGCCCTTGAGCCCGCTGGGCAGCTTCACCTCAGGAATGAGCCGGGAGACCAGGCCCATCATCGAGCGCAGTGAATCGCGCACCCAGTGCTCGTACTGTGCCCGCGCCGTGTAATTTTGATAGAGATAGGCATTGCCCTGGCCGTCCAGCTTTTCAGCCTCGACCATGCCGCTGGGCTTGGGCAGGTTGCGTGGACTGCCCTTGATGGCGCACTCGCCTTCCAGAGCATCGTCCATGATCCGCCACTCTTCGATGTGAGCGTCGTACTCTGGGTTGGTGGATTGAACAGGCATTACGCCAAACCTCCGATGCGGCGGGTGCCGGCGGACTGAGTCTTGATCGGGAACCGCTTGGCGATGAAATAGCCCGCGGCGTCGTTCATGTGGTCGTGACCTTTCTTCGGGTCTTTGTCCGGCTCGCCCTTGTCCGTGTAGGTTTGGCGCTCCAGGCACTGCGTGAGCTGTGGGCACTGGTCAATGTTGACCTTGAGGCGGCGCTCTCCGTAGGTGTTTAGGAACATGGAGTTGACCGCGTTGATGCGATCCTTGACGCCCGGGTTCTGCGAGTCGACCACAACGGTGAAGCCGGCCTTCTTGAGCAAGGACAGATCCGATTCACTGGCATTCTTGCTGCTGGTGTTCTGTCCGCTGGCGTCTGGATACACGGAGATGCCATGCCCAGGGAATCGCGCCTTGATCTTGTCGATCATCTCGGGCGTATCGCGCACCGAATGGAATTCGTCCAGCGCCAGCGGAAGGCCGTCACGCACGACGTATACTACTGCGGCCATCTTCATGACGTTGAAGTCCATGCCGATGTGCAGGGCCTCGCCTGGCTCGATGCGCGCGCTGGTGCGACACTCGTTCCGGTCGAAGGTGTAGTAGACAACACCCGCGTAATTCTCGAACCCAGCCTCGTATTCCTGGCGGAACGTGCGCGGGTCCATCTTGCGACGGGCTGCGTCCAGCTCCTCGGCCGGGACGTTGCCACCCTGCAGCGATGTGTACTGCCAGCTCTTGTGGTCAGGCTCACCGCCTGGCTGCCCATCGCGATAGGTGTCGTAGCAGTGATTGAAACCCTTCGGAGTGCCGATCCGCAGCGCATGTCCGCCCTTCCTCGACTCGCCTGTCTGCGCGATCGTGTACTGGCACGTTGAGAGCATCGGCCGCAGCACTTCCTCCCAGGCCGCCCACGGGCAGTCGGCCCACTCGTCCACCAAGACAAAGAACAGGCCGGAGCCGCGCAGGTTGTCGTAATTGTCCAAGCCGACCACTCGCATGATGTGGCCGGACTTGAGCGTGATGGAGCACTCGGTCTCGTTCGGACGGGTCGCACGCCAGGCTTCTGGGATGGCCTGCTTCAACCGGCGCCAGAACACCCGCTTGGCTTGCTTGAACGTCGGCGCGCCGTACCAGATCTCGTCCTCGACGCTGACGCCCCACTCAGCCGCCAGCCGAGCCGCGCGGCGCATCTCTGCCTTGCCGAGGAAGGTCTTGCCGAATCGACGCCCGCACACCGCATCACGGAAGCGAGCCTCGGGTTGGAAGCCCCAGCAGTAGATGTTCGCCTGCTTCGGCGTCAGCTTAACCGGCGGGTCATAGGTGCGGGGTAGTCGGGACATTCTCGTCTGGCTCCAGCGTGTACTCAGCAACGGCGTGCTGCTGGTCCGCCTGGGAGCCCAGGGGTTTGTCGGGTTCGATCTTGCGATTGACGTACATGTCGCCGCATTCCTTAGCGGCCTGCTCGTACAGCTGGGCCGTCAGCGCCAGGTTGCGCATGTTCTCGGCCTTCTCAGCCATGCGGCCAAGGCCACGGAGGCGGAACGCTCTGTTGGCGATCGGTATGTCTGCTGTCTCTTCGCGGAAGCGCCTGCGGGTATCCTCGAATAGGACAACCCATCGCTTGGCCAGGCCCTTCCCGGAGTACTTGGTGGGATCGTGTGTTTCCACCTGCTGGCGGGTCACAGTGATGCTGAATTCTCTCTGGACGGCCTCTACCACCTGTGAAGGCGTGTCGAAGCACGCCAGGGCCTGAACGATAAAGGCCTTCACGTCATTGCTGAGGGCTGCCATAGGCTGTCATCCGTCCAGAGCCTGTCCAGAATCACGCCGACTTGAGCAGACAGGTTCCGCAGGCCCTCGAAATGTTGATCTTGGCCACCTCGGGCGGCCGGCTTGCAGCGTCGATCAGCTGCTGTACTTCGTTGCTCGCACCGTAGCGCCTCACCACACCGACGAACTCTTCGACGTCGTGCCCGCGCATCTCCAGCTTGGGCATGCCGTCCTGGGTGAACTTGGGGGCGCCGTACTGATCCGTCGCCTGGCCGATGTGATAGAGCTCATGTTCGACCAGTGCACAGAACTCCGCGTCGGTGCACTGGGCGCAGTAGTCGGCTGCCAGGGTGATGAGGAACTGTGGCTCTTCTCCGAACCACTCGCGCATCTGCTGCTCTTGGCGCGCCTTCTGCCAGCCGCCTGCACGATGCATCACTTGCTCGGCCTGGCCCAGCACTGTACGACCCTGCTTGACGAACGACTGGGAAGCCCATAGCACCTGTATGCTGGCATCCAACAGATGGGCATGGTCAGGGTTGTGCAAACTGCCAGAGCTCGCCAGGATCTCGATTTCGATCCACTCCCAAACTTCTGAGGCTGGGCAAAGCGTGAGGAAAACCTGATCATAGGGCAGCTGTGGCGGATAAGGGCGAGTCATAGCAGATTCCGAAGCAAAAGGCCTGGCATTACCCAAGCTGTCCGAACCTCACATGGAGTGGAGCAATGGTCACTTACCCAGTACATGTCACACGCAATGGCTACCGAGGCGCTGATCCCCGAAAGCGGGCCAAGGCCCAACAAGAAAACCGTGACGCATCCATCCTCGAAGCCACGGCAAACCGCTTAATTCAAGCCCAAACGCGGGGGATCAAGTCCTATCTATGGGCAGAGATCAGCAGAGAGTCGGGTCTTGATTACGATACGGTAAAGCGTCTTGGCTTCAGCATTGATGGCGGCTCGAACGGATTCACCGCTACTCGGCCTGGGCTCACAGAGGAAGAGTATGAGCGCGCCATGAAGGGCCTAGAGTAATCATACTTAAGCGTGCACAGCGATATCGATGGCATGCGGTGAGGCGGCCGATCAAGCGATAGGTCTGATCCACTAGGTTCGCCCACCACTTCCCAGTTGGGTTGCTTGATTGTCATTGGCGCACCTACGCTGAATGAACTTAACCCTCAGGAGAGACCGTAATGGCAACAAATATGGAGCGGTTCGACCTACTAACCGGCGCTGTCTTTGCCCAGCTTTATGAGTCGTTCCCCGAGCCTGTTCTTCTCGATCCGTATAACTATCTCAAGCAGATTGCTCCTGAAGACCAGGACATCGACACGCAGCGTGAACTGAGATCTGGAGCAGTTGAGTTTTTCGGTTACACGATCGATTGGCTGGCGCAAACAGGCTATTTGACCCATAGCACTCCGATCCGCAGAGACTTTTCGATCTACGAGAAATGCGTTCTCACCGCAAAAGGACTTGAGGTGCTCAAGGCTTTGCCGGACAGCATCACAGGAAAAACACTTGGCTCTCAATTGCAGGAGGCTGCCAAGGCTGGACTTATAGACTCAATGAAGTCTCTCACAGGGAAGGCGCTGGGTATGGGTGCGAGCATGAGTTACGCTGCAGCAGCCTCTTGGATGGCCGGCTCGTAAGTCACTCTGACTCAAGCAGCACGTTAATCAACCTTTGCTCAGCCAGCCTGAACAGCGCCAAAACTTGCAGGTCATCGGCGACCGGGCCGAACCCGAATATCTCGACCTGGCCCTCGGAGCTGCGCATGGCCAGCACGCCAATGCTGCACACCGGTAGCTCTCCACTATCGAGCTGGGCGGCAATCTGGCGCAGTGTCTTCGAGGCGCCGCGCCAGCTCTCGCGCTGAAGCTCTACGACTTTCACGTAGCCACCATCTTGTGCGTTTCGGCGTGTGCATGTCCGTGCAGCAGGCCAACCAGCAGCCCTTGCGGAAGGCCAGCCTCCTTCGCTGCGTCAATGGCCTTGGCCAGAGCGGCATCGAAGTCGGTGACCGCGCCAACGATCTCCAGGCTCACTGGAAGCTCGTGACGAATACGGCTGACGTTGCTCATGGATACTCCCGCGCCACGAAACGGCGCATCTCAATTCCGTGGCGCGTCTCGCCACTCGATGCATGGATACTGCTTGTGGAAGGTCGATGCCGATCCGCATTCGCTGCATCGATGCGGGTATTGGGCTGGATACGACGCGAGCACTACGCCTGTCGATTTCATCACCCCCTGACCGCAAGCGTCACAGGCGTAATCTAGCTGGTGAGCCACCATGGGCTTGGAAGTCTCTGCCATTTGTTGCTACCTCCATTCGCTATGGGGATACCCGATTGAGGGCCTCATCAGCCTTGTCGGCAGCCTGTGTGGCGGTGGTGGCTGCCTTTGAGGCCTTAGCGGCCGCGCTACCGGTCTGCCTGGCCAGCTCGTCCAGCCTCTGATCACGCTGCAGAGTGGCTTCGTCATAGGCAGCGCGTAACTCGGCGACCTGCTCCAGGTAGCTACGGGCAAGGGCCCATTGAGCGAGCTGGTAGCCACCGAATCCACCACCCACCACGAGCAGCAGAGCGATTACCCAAACCTCGATGCGACGCCACCAGCGGCGGGCAATGAATTCAAGTGCGCATCTGTCCATCACGACATACCTCCGAGCTTGGTGCGCAAGCGGGCGATCTCTTCGCTTTGCAGCGAGACGCGCTCAGTGAGCTGGCCGACCTGACTGGTCAAAGCCTCGATCTTCCCTTCCATGCGCCCAACGGTGGCGGCTAGGTCGTTGCGCTCTTTGGCGAACTGATCAGCGCGGGCCTCAGCAAGCTTGCGGGCCTCGCGCTCGGAGTCGAGCAGTTCGTTCAGGCGGCGCACCGTCCCAATATCGGCGTTGTCCATCGCGCGATCAGTCGCATCTTTCGATAGGAATTTGCGCAGCCAAAGGAAGCTGCCCAGCAGGACGGTGCCCGTACCGCCCAGCCAGGTGGCTGTGCCTGGGCCGAGATCGGTCGGGTCCATCAATTTCTCCTGAAGGGAACGAGCTACGACGAACGTCGAGGCCGATAATTCTGTTGTGTCGTACAAGCGCGACTTGATGTCACAATTCAAAACCGATTTCCAAGCCCTCCCAGGAGCTCCGCAGTGCCCAGGTCACGAAGCCACTATGAAACGACTCTGCGCCTCCATCAGGCAGAGGCAGAGATGGCATACATCCTTGATGTTTTTGGAGATCACTTAGCAAAGGCGCATCAGTTGCCGCCAGACCTGTACGGTATTTCGGCAGTGAATTATTACCTGATGCAGAAGCACAACTGGACCAAATCGCAGCTTGAGCAAATGAGCTCTGAAGAGAAGCGGTTTGCTCTCAGTGCCGAGATGACCGGCTACAGACTCCCGGCTGAAGCTCAATTCGATAGCTGAGGCGAGATGATGTCGCAGGACAGGCACCGAACCCTGCTGAAAAGCAAAAAAGCCCGCGCTAGGCGGGCAAGGGAGGGACTGTGAATTAGATCTGATGGCTATAGAACAGCGAGTATGACTCGATGCCGTCGTTCGGTTGCTTGATGCCAGCGTTGGAATAGTGGATCGCTCGGATACCGACCTTTTGCGTTTCGCCAATCTTCAGGCCTGCACCAATACGGTCTTCGAAGTTGAAAGCCGAGCCGAACTCCTGATCACCTGCAGAGGTGCCCGAGAACACTGCGAGCCCAATCCCCGCTTCGATGAAAGGCTTGATGTTACCGCTGCCAAATTCATAAACGAACACAGGGGCGAAGGACAGCGAATGGGCTCCACCAGAAGCGTCTCCAGCTTCCCAATAGGTGTAGCCAGCATCCCAGTACCCGGTTAAGCGGCCGGTGCTGCTCTCAAACCAGCTCTTGTCCCAGTTGAAGCCCACAGCTGCGCGAGCGGTCAAGCCGCCCTGACTAGTCGCACCGATTGCGCCAGATAGATCAGCAGCATGTGCACCGGTAGCCAAAAGGGAGAACAGCGCAGCAGCGATGATTTTTTTCATGATCACGGAATCCTGATGGTTTTTCTTAGCAAGCTATCAGAATCATAGTGCTATCAATTCGTTCCGTGCACTCTGAAAAATGAGGCATCTACCAAAGTTTGTGTTTTTCGGGACTCTTGAGGCCCTCTGAGGGCAATAAAAAACCCGGCGCAGTGGCCGGGCTCTGTGTGTCACTCCTCAACGTGCGCAGGAATGACAGTATGGGCGTATATTGCGACATGGCGACATGATATTGCAAGCTCTTTTGAGGGACTATTTCACGCCGCCTCGCTTTCCAGCACCCCCACCGCCTCCAGCATGTGGTGAGCCTCGACCAGCGCCTCGTTCACTAGCCCTTCCAGCGATCCGCGTATTGCCTTGTTCCAGCGCTGGTAGGTGCGCTCTGTCAGCCCCTGGTCGTCCCAGGTGGTCATGTCGTAGTTCGACGCCGCCAGCACGATCATGTCACCCGGGCGCTCCTCAGCCACTGACCTGGCGTGGGCGTTGGCCCGATCCACGGCACGCTGTGCGGCTTGGTTGCGCCAGGCCCAGCGATCCTCGCCCTTGTCGCACTCGCGCACCTCGGCAGGCTTGGCCTGGACCGCTACGCGCTGCACACCCTTGCGCTGCTCCGGCACGGCCCACACCATCACGGCCTGCTGGGTGAACCGCTTGGGCGCGGGCGTGGGAACAACTGGTATCAGCGCGCAGATGGCCTGGAGCTTGCGCCCCTTATGCGTGCTGTACCTGGCCAGCAGCGCGTGCCAGTGCCTGGAGCTGAGCTGAGCATGCAGCATCTTGTGCACGATACAGTCGGCCAGCAGCGCCGCGTCTTTGCCGGTGATTTCCCCTTTCAGTTTGCTGGTCTGCACCCTGGGCTCAACACTGCAGCCACCAGCGCTGTTGATCGTCTCTGCCGCCAGGGCGCGCACTACTGCGGATACCACGTTCTGATATTTCATGCTGCGGCCCTCCGGAGGTCCTTGAGTTTCTGGCGATAGGCGGCCTTGATGGCCTGCAGGTCTTCGATGGTCAGGCGCTGGGGCTGATGAGGCCCTTCAAGCCACTCCACCTGGTCGGCACCGATGCGCTTCACCAACCGGATGCGGTACTCGACCGCGTTACCTGAAAGGTTGCGGTTACACCTGACGCACTGGCGGTGGACGTTCAGCGGCTCGAAGCGCAGCTCTGGACAGGCGCCGACCGAGCGGTAATGGCCGGCGTCCCAGCGACTGCCCGTTATCAAGTCGCTGTCGCTGGGCAGCGAGTCGCAGCTGATACACGGCAGGCCGGCGTCCCGCTCCCGGATGTAGGCATTGAAAGCAGTCTGGGCCTCGGACATGTGCTCGCGGCGCGTCTTCAGCTTATCCCGGCGCTCCTTGAGGTCTTCCCGGGCCTGCTTGGTGATGGCCTTGGCCGCGACCTTTTGGAGCTTCGGGTCTTTGGCCATAGCCAGCGCGCAGGCCGGGCTGCATACCTTCTGCGTCGATAGCATGGGCTTGAAGCGCTGGCCGCAGCCTGGGGCCTTGCACTTCTTCGGCTTGATCTCGGCTACGCGCATGGCTCGGCCTCCGATGAGTAGATAATCCCTGCTGCAACTGCCTTGGCGACAAGTTCCGTGCGGTTGGATGCCTTCAGGTGCAGGCGGGCATCAGCCATCCTGCTAGTTACCGTGCCCGGCGAAATGCCGAGATCGCGAGCGATCTGCTTACCACTCTTCCCTGATGCAGCGAGAACCACACACTGCACACCACGCCGAGTTAGGCCATGGCCATACAGCCCCCGCCAGCCCGGCGCCGCGAAAACGCCTTGGTCCTTGTTCCGCTTGAGGTTTGCTTCCTGGCTCTTCATGGCGCCACCTCGCCCACCAAGTCGCCGAAGAAGACACCCTTGGGCGTGAACTCGGCCAGGATGCGGTCGGTGTAGGCCACGCCCTGGGCGCGGTTGAACAGGCTGGTCACCGGGAAACCGTCCGGGCCGAAGAGCTTGCACTCGCCCATCATCGCCAGCTTCTCCTCGTATGGCAGGTGACGCATGACCCGGTACCAGGCCTGCTGGAATTCGGCATCTTCGTTCAGCAGGATCTGCACGCCGATGTGCAGCTTGCAGTAGCGCCGGGCGTCCCCGGCGTCTCCGATCTGGGTCATCTCCGCGATGCGCTTGTAGAACGCGAACCACAGCGCGTTCTGGTCCAGGGTGCGGTCTTTGCCCGGGCGCAGGCTGACCACCACGAACTTCTTGTCGCGGAACATGCTGGTCAGCTTGCTGATGGCCTCGGAGAGCTTGGTGGTGCTGTTAACGCTGATTCGGTCAGTCATGGCTGGCCTCCCTGAAACATGAGCAGCAGACACAGGACGATGAACGCGATACCCATCACATCAGTCATGCCAGCACCTCACACTCAGGCCAGATCAACTGCGCCTCACGCAGCGCTCCGGCTTGATCCAGGCTCTGCTCCATCAGCACCATCTGGAAGGCCTTGGGGCCTACGATTACGGTCCATACGCACTTCATGGGGTCACCTTAAGGCCTTGGGCCTCGATCGCAGAACGCAGCGATTCGCGCATGTCACGCTCCATGCTGGCCGGGTAGCCGTCGAACATTGGCAGCTCCACCACCACGGCGGCGCGGGAGGCCTGCCAGCCATCCCAGGCGCCATTTGCATATGGGCTTTCGTAGAACTCGGGGTGCGTGGACGACCGCGTGAAATCCATACCCCTGAACTTCGGGCTGGTCTCGAACTGCTCGCGCATCTTGTTGGTGTCCATCAGTGCTGCCCCTTCTCAATTTCGAGCAGCGCCTGATCCAGGTCGCGCTTGATGTTGTTAGATCGAACCTGGTGTTCGGCTACTGCCTTCTTGGCGCGCTCCATGATCAGGTCCTGCTCGCGCTTGATCAGGCGAAGCTCGTTTTCCATGAGGCATGCATGCATCAGTTTTCGGGCGCCTGCCGGCATCTGGTTATACAGATGGCCTGCGCGCTTCAAATCGGGCTTGTCCATCACACCCCCTCCCCGGCCGGCTGCCCGGCGCGCTTGATGTTCAACTGAGCGATGGCGGCACGCGTCTGCCGCTTACGCAGATAGGTTTCCACTCGGCGGCGCTGGGAATCCTTGGCGCGCAGGTGGTCTTTCTTCGCCTGGGCGGCCTCGATGATGCAGCGGACCTCGGCGAGCTTTTGCCGCACTTCGGGGCTGGCCTTAGCCCGGACCTGCCCAGTGATTAGCCCGGCAATGGCTAATCCGTCCTCGCTGGGTGGCGCAATCTGCAGGTGAGCCAAATGCTTCGCGCCAGCCTCCTGGCTGATCAGCTTCGATCGAACAGCGGATTCGATCGCCGTGACGCGGCGTGCGGGGTCGTAACCCAACGACACTTCCCATTTGGCCGGCGCAGCCTCAGCCCTTGCGGCGATAACCAAGCGCTCGTAGGCACTCATGAATGCCATACGTGCGCCTACCTTGTCGCCAGCCTTCAGAACGGGGCTAGAAGCAGTCATCGCCTGGCGAATCTCGGCGGTCAGCACCACGGTCTCGCTTTCGTCGCTGGCCGACAGGGCAATGGCCCAGGCCTCGTCTTTGCCTGGGTGGCCGTCAGCAGCCTGGGCGTGCTTGAGGATCGCGGCCACCGTCAGCCGGCCGCCGTCGCGGCGACAGTTGCGGAGCGCGCCACTCAGAACGGGTTCGCTGTACTCGCGTAGGTCCTCGACCATCAGCAGCGCAGCGCCCTGGGTGAGCTGCTGGCCCATCACCTCGGCTGTGGCGAACAGGGACAGCAGCAGTTGGTCTTGCTGGTCTTCACTCAGCATGGGTTGCAGCCCTCTTGGCTCTAAGCGCTTCCAGAGCCTGCTCGGCGGCGCTGACGTTCGCTTGGGTTTGCTCGATCTGGCGGGCAGTGGTGCCAGTCATCTGGCGATTTGTGACCCACTGGGTGTGGTAGGCCTCGGCGTTCTGGAGCAGGTCACCAAGGCTGTGCATGCGGTTGACCAGCTTGCTGTCGTTGATCCGGACGAAGTACGCCGCGACGTGGTGTGCGACATCGACACCCAGGCGGTCGACCAACTGACCAATCTGCCCGCCGGCCTTGGCGTTCCACACCGGCCATGCGCCGTGGCGGCTGCGGTAGGCCATGGCGTAGTTGGCCCAGGCCTTGAAGGTTTTGCAGGCCGGGTCTTTCGGCCCTGGCATGTCCGCTGGAATTTCGCAGCGGGGTGCGGCAGACGAAACCAGCGTCAGCGCGGCAGGTTGCGACGGCGCAGCCGGGGCCTCCTGCACACTGTGACTGGTACCCTGATTGGTATCCTGATCACTGGTATCCTGATTTGTCGGAGATTTTTCCGACCCAGGCTCGGATTTTTTTCCGACCTTGCTCGGATATTTTTCCGACCCTGATCGGATTTTTTTCCGAGGTGAAGGATCGGATTTTTTTCCGACCTTCTCTTTTTTGGTCGGATATTTTTCCGACCCGTCCAGCTTCTTGTTCCACTCTTTGCCCTTCGCTGTGAGCTGCACCAGCGTGATGTTGTTGGTGCTGGAGAGATTGATCAGGCCGGCGCCAGCAATCGCTTTCAGGAGGCGATAGGCAGTGTCCGGTTTGTCGGTGAGCAGTGGCAGCTCTTCGACGATCTTCGCCTTGCTCAAGGCGTAGAAATCGCCTTTGTCCGTCTTGACCAACTTCGCCCAGCTTGGGCACTCGTAGACGAACGCGAACAGCAGCGCTTGCTGGGCATTCAATCCCCAGTCCAGCGCCTTCGCCTGGTTGATCGTGACGGTGAATTGCATGTCAGTCCCATCCCAGGGGGCCAGGCCGCTTCTTCTCAGCCTTCAGCCCGATCCTGGCCATGGTTTCCAATGCGGACAGGTACTCAGCCGTAACGACGACCGCTGTTTGCGGCACAACGCGAAGCCCCAGCATCGCCTGGACCTTGGCCCAGCGCTGGTACTCGCCGTCATTCCAGCGGGAAACAGTCGACTCACTGCAACCGGTTTCCAGGGCAATACGCTTTTGGCTGACCTGTGCAACCCGCTGCAAGATCAGGGTCTCGATCTCTCGGGCGATGTCGCCTTCGCTGAGGCTTAATTGGCTCTCAGACATGTCAGGCCACCATCTCGGCTCTGACCAATGCAGGGCACAGCTCCACTGCCGAGAAGAGACCCTCAGTCTCAGCTTGTGCCCGTAGAGCGGTAACTGCGCTCATGCCATGACGACCGGAAACCCACCCGGAAACTGTTCCCTGCTTGACCCCTAACGATTTAGCGGTCTTCACCTGCCCACCAAAGTGGTCAACAAGTTGATCGTAAATGCTCATAGAAAACCCTCCTTATAGGATTTCCTATAAATCTACACATAGGAACACCTATTTGCAAGGTTATCGGGCCACCTATATAAGACTCACATGAATTACAGCCAAAGACTCAAAGCCGCTCGCAAGCACGCTAAGCTGACCCAGGCCGAGCTATCTAAAGCCGTGGGAATCACGCAGACATCTATCTCCGACCTGGAGACGGGCAAGTCAGCTTCGTCTACATTTGGCGCGAGCATTGCCCGCATTTGTGGCGTAAGCGCACTGTGGCTAGAAACTGGCGAGGGCAGTATGACTGAGCAGGGTCAGGGCCACGGCCCTAGCGATGCTCGGTCCAATGATCCTAAGTCGAATGAAACGATCAACATCGAAGGCCTGCCCGCCCCGCTGGCCCAGAAGATCAAAAGCTACCGCAATCTGGTGGACGTGCCCCGCTACGACGTAGAGGGCTCCATGGGCCCGGGCTCGGAGCCGCCTGACATCAACATGGTTGTTGAGCACATGAGCCTGGATGCGAACTGGGTACGGCAGAACCTCACCTACACCAAGCTGGAGAACCTGAAGCTGATTTCGGGTCGGGGCGACAGCATGGCGCCGACGATCCGCAGCGGGGATGCCGTACTGGTCGATGCTGGGGTGACCACCGTCGAGGACGATGCCATCTACTTCTTCCTCATGCGCGGGAAGCTGCAGATCAAGCGGATACAGCGCGGCCTGGATGGGCTGACGATCATCTCTGATAACGGGCAGTACCCACCGATTGAGGTTCCCGGCGAGCGCGAGGATGACATCAAGATCCTTGCGCAGATCATTTACTGGTGGACCGGACGGAGCTTCTGACCACCGAGCACGGAATGCATTTGATGAATGATGTTGTTGTCGTTGATAGCCCTGAGTCCTTTTTAATGGCTCTGGACCGAATAGACTTGCTCGGTGACTCTCTTCCGCTATTCGACGGCTGGCCAAAATTCAACGTCAAGGTCGAGGGTGATCGTTACAACGGCACCCTTACACCGAAATTAATGGCTGGCCTCATTGAGTTTCAGGATCAGCTTCTGCGCACCTACGCGGAAATTCGCTATGGTTCCTCGTCGATTGGTAAGCTAAGCGCTGCCGATAAGGCAGATCTCGAGATAGTCCTAGCGATCACGAAGGGGAGCACCGATGGCCAAGGCCCGCTTGATGGAGCGCTCAACAAGATTATTTCGGCGCTGCCAATGAACAAGATGAGCGGAGGGAACGTAACGGCCTTGCTGATCATCGCCGTGCTCTGCGTTGCAGGTTATATGGTCTTTTCTGGATGGAACCAAGCAGACCTTGAGAAGGCTAAAATTGCCAGTGCAGAGCGGCAATCTCATACGCAAGCAATGCTCATTGGCAAGCTAGCCGACGCGCTCGCGTCAAAGAGCTTGCCGCCAGAAGCCGTGGCTATTAAAGACAGAGCAGCCGAGGGCTACAGAGCGATTGTGGCTGGGGCGCCTGATGCGACGTCAATGGACATTCAAGGTCAGCATTTCAACGCTGATGAATTAGAGAAAATCAGGACGCAGGATCCGCTCCCAAAAAGTCGCAAGGAACGCAGAGAGGATGTCTACATTGAGATGGTGAAGCGCCATCCAGATTACCTATCATTGACCTTGAGGCTGCCCGGCTCAGATTACACCTTCCCCGGTCGGGTCGATCTGTCTAAATTCGATCAGGCGAACGTGAATAGGCTGTTCGACTCGCTCCGTGATTCAAGCCCCATTCGCCTTTACCATTACTCGTCCGAGCAAAAGGACCGCATCCTGAGAACTGATGTGCTTGCAGTGGATGATATTAGCTTAGGGAAAGCTAAAGCTGTTCAGTAAATGAGCCTATCGTGAGCACCAGCCCACGAGTCAACGTGGGATTTTTGATGCCTGCGTGATGGCTGATAGCCAGAATGGTAGGATGGAGATTTCTCAGGAAGAGCAAAATGCGCAAGCCCCTTCTAGCTAGTCTGTTCACTTCTCTTCTGTGGTCAACCCTGGTCTCCGCTGAGCCGACGTATATCGAAAAAATGACCGGCCTCCCCGCCATCTGCAGCATTGATGCGATTGAGCAAGAGACAAAGGTTTGGGATGCAGAAAGAAGGTTTGGCGAGGGCAGCAAGCGGTGGTCTAAAGCCTTCCATCAACGCTTAGATGTGGTCAGGTTCTGTGTAGATGACGCCAAGAGTAAAGGAAAAGCCTTGTACAAGGCTGAGGCCGATCGCCTGCCGCAGCTCAAAACAGAGCTGGCCGCTATGTACGCGTCGTGGCTCGGTTATCTGGATCACCTGATTGATGACGATCGCGACGCCTACCGACGCCTATATGAGCACTCAGCAAATCAGCTGAAAGCACAGATCGATTCTATGTAGAAGTCACGACCCCCAGACGAGCCCGCCTAGCGCGGGCTTTTTTGTGGGCTGGTAAAAATTATAGGAACACCTATTGACTGCTAAAACAGGATCTCCTATATTCGCCCCGTCGAGACGGCAAGCTACACAGCCCCTCGACAGGCCCTCAAGCCGACCGCTCTTTAGTGACACACCTTGCCGGATCGACACCGGCCCAGATTCAAAGGCAGCGATGGACAGGCCTCAACAGTCCAGAGGGGTGGCAACTGCCCCGGGCGCGCAGCGTAAAGCGCCAAGATCAGTTATCCAGCGGGAGAACAAGCTGAAAGGCCCGCGGCTGGAGGAACAACAGGATTTGAGCCAGCGACCGACGCCAGTAGCGGGTCGCGGCAGATTTCACTGGCTGGCCTTGGCGACAGGGCCAGACGGGAAATCAACTGCCCAGGAGGGCAATACGATGAACGAACGCCAAGCCTATTTGCTCGAGCAAAGCCACTCCTTCCAGGTCGGCTTTCAAGATCAGCGATCAGGTCTCCCGCTCGATGAAAGCATAAGCGCGGAGTGGCAGCGCGGGTGGAAGTGGGCAAGCCTCAACCGCCGTTAAACCACCAGCGCCCCGTCCGCCTGACGTTAACTGCCCGATGCCCTGCTCCCCATCGCAGGCTGCATTGGAGTGTGATCTGCAGCAGAGCAAGGCACCCGACTCGTAATCGGGCCAGCCACTGAGCACCGTAGACTTAGTGCTGCGGCAGGCAAAGCCAGAGGTGACGACCTCGCGCAGATCACACTCCGATGCATCCCGCATCCCTTCTTGATTGCCGCTGCGATTCCAGCGTGCGACCACCGGAGGATTTGCCATGTAACAGGACAGCGCGCCGAGGCCTTCCAGCTCGGCACTGCCTCAGAGAGCAAAAACTTGATGAAAGCCCGGGCAATCCTCGGGCTTTCACGCTTCACCTCTTCCCTTCACATACGACCGCATCAGACAGGCTCCAGCCCTGCGCTCGCACGGCGCGCAGTAGGTTTGGTCACCTGCGCTGGTGCCTGCCTAATGCGGTTGGCTACCGAGGATAACGCGATGAGCGAGTGGATTAAGCCGAAGCACGGGCTTCCGGAAGATGGTCAGCACGGTTTGTGCTGTGTGCACGCCCGTGACGACAAAACGGCCCCGCTGATAGTCGTCCCCTTCACTTTCCTGAATGGCGGTTTCCACCCTTACGCCGACGACGACAACATCGAAAACGACGATTACTGGGTAGACCCGCTGTACTTTCCTGTCTGCTGGCAGCCCCTCCCTTCACCACCCACCGAGTAACCCACCACCTGGAGGCGACCATGTCCGCACTTCAAGCAGCACAATGGCAGTACGACAACCTCACGCCTCCTGACGTGAGTGAAACGCCGCAGGAGCGCGCAGAGCGCCACTGGATCGAGGAAGGCATCGACCAGCTGATGCGCGGCGCGGATTACGTGTTCCAGCGCCGTATGCGACCACAGCAAGGCGTGACCTACGAGCGCTTCGCTTTTGCCGTGGACGAGTTCGCGATGGATCAGCTTGCCCAGTCTCGCAGCTACTCTGCACTGGGGCACCTGGTGCTGGACGGCCATCGCCGGAATGGTGGTGACGCTCAAGCAAGCGCGCACAAGCTGCTTTCCGTAGATGCGCCTGACGCAGCCTTGCGCCAGATCGCTGCAGAACTCCTAGCCCCTTTTGCTGAGCAGGGAGTTTTGGCCCAGGCCGAGGAGGCAGAGTGAAAAGCCCCCATGTGCTGATAGACCAAGGGCTTGAAGCAATGGCTGATCCCTCTACCCCACCCGAGTGGCAGGCCATGGTCCTCAAGCTTCTGACCGAGATGCTGGCCGACGGCCGCATCACCATCGAAGAGTTCAACCACTACTGCGGGCGCCTCAACAAGATCGTTGATGGGCGCAAGGAGGCTGCGTGACTACTCCCGTTTTCCCATCGCTCATTGATGAGCAGATCGCCGAATTGCCCGCCTCGATGGCCCTGCCAGATGGGCGGTTACTGATGCTGTTCAAAGGCCCGACTCTGGTCGACGCCAAGAAAGCCGCAGCCGAGGCTTTCATTGAGAACCCCGAGGCTGTCACCAAAAGCTGTTGGATGTGCGGCGAGTGGACGGTTGGGTATGAGGTGCGGGTGTGAGGGCCTACCTTGTTGGTGATTCGATCAAGTTCACCACTGACCGCGTAACCGCCGATGGCCAGACGGTCCACTCCTCTATCAAGTCCGGCCGCATCGAGAAGGTGATCGCCGACGACAAAGGATTCGCCTACTTGGTGCGGCGCAAAGGTAAGCGCGAGCTTGTGCTGGATAGCTGGGTGGTGCCATGACCCGCTACCAGCGCGCCCGCCGCTTGATCATCTGGCGCGGCTCCTTCTCTGCTCTATTCGCCTGCACCGCCTTCATGCTGGCCAGCGCGCTGGCTGGATCTATCACCCAATAACCAACTTGTCAGCGCCCACCGCATGGATGGCGCGGGAGAAACGCATGTCTGAAAAAAAGCTCGCCGTGAAGATTGAGGAGATCAGCGAAGCGAACGCCCCGGCCCTCTACGTTGCCGGTGGCCTTCAGCAATTCATCGACCTGGTGAAAGGCGAGGTAGAGGGCGAAGTACCCGACCTCAAAACCCGCAAGGGGCGTGAGCGCATCGCTAGCCTGGCCGCAAAGGTCAGCAAATCAAAGACCGCGGTGGAGAAGCCGGGTCGCGATTACCTGCGTCGTCTCAAGGAAATGCCAAAGGTGGTCGAGGCCGAGCTGCGCGAGTTCGTGACCAAGATGGACGCCCTGCGGGACGAGACGCGCCGACCACTCACCGAGTGGGAAGCCGCCGAGGATGCTCGGATTGATCGCCACAACCACCGTCTGAACTGGCTGAAGACGCTGGCAGATGACCTGGGCGAACTGAGCTCGCTGCACATCAAAGGCCTGATAGCCGAGGCTGAAGGGATGCAGCTTGGCGCCCACTGGGAGGAATTCGAGGCAGAAGCGGCAAATGCCAAGGACAAGGTGCTTTCCACCCTGCGCGCAGCGCTCCAGAAGCGCGAGCAGTTCGAAGCTGAGCAGGCCGAACTGGCCCGCTTGCGCCGCGAGGCAGACGAGCGCGCCGAGGCCGACCGTATCCGACAAGCGCAGGAACAGGCCGTCGAGGCCGAGCGCCAGCGCGTGGCCCAGGAGCAGCAGGCCGAGCGCGATGCCGCCGCTCGCCGCGAGCAGGAACTGATCGACCAGGCCGCCGCCCAGCAGCGCGCCATCGAGCAGGCCGAGGCCAACCGCATCGCCGCAGAGCAGCGCGCCGAGCAAGAGCGCCAGGCCGCCGAGCGCCGGGCTGAAGAAGCAGCCGAACGCGCCCGCCAGGACGAGCGCCGCCGCGCCGATGCCGCCGCTGCCGAGATCCTGCGCCAGCAGGAAGAGCGCGAGCGTGACACGGCGCACAAGGCAAAGGTCATGGGCGAGGCGAAAGCCGCGCTGATGTCGATGAACATCACCGAAGAATTGGCCAGGGCCATCGTGCTCAAGATCGCACGCCGCGAAGTCCCGAATATCACCATCAATTTCTGAGGTAGCCACATGAGCCATGTAGCCAGGGTCGAAACCCAATCCCAGCAGACGGCCATTGCCGCCGAGTCGGTCACCGTTCTGCAGATCATCCAGCAGGTCGCCATGTCACCCAACGCAGACATCGACAAGATGGAGCGCCTGATGGTGATGCACCAGAACATCCAGGCGCTGCAGGCCAAGCAGCAGTACGACGAGGCGCTGGCCGCAATGCAAGAGGAGCTTCCCGTCATCGGCGAGCGTGGCGGTATCAAGGACAAGTACGGCCGAGTGCAAAGCACCTACGCGCTCTGGGAGGACATCAACGAGATGATCAAGCCCGTTCTGGCGCGCCACGGCTTCGCCCTTTCCTTCCGCACTCCCCGCAACGAACGCGGCATCGAGGTTGAAGGTGTACTTAGCCACCGGGCCGGCCATCGTGAAACCACTTCCCTGGTACTGCCGGCCGACTCCAGCGGCAGCAAGAACAGCGTTCAGGCTGTGGCCTCAAGCGTGAGCTACGGCAAGCGCTACACCGCCGGCGCACTGCTCAATTTCACCACTACCGGCGAAGACGACGATGGCAGCGGTGCAGTGGTTACGCCGCGTGTCACCTCGGTGCAGGCAGCCCAGCTCGCGGCGCTGCTGGATCGATGCAGCGACAAGGCCAAAAACGCATTCAAAAACATGCACGGCACCCCCTCTGCTGTAGAAAAGGCGGCGTTCGACCAGGTCTTGGGCATGCTCAGCAAGTCGGTCAAGCAGCATGAGGCAGCACTGCAGGAGGCCAACCATGCAGATCATCACTGATATCGAACAAGGCACCCAGGCCTGGCTGGATCTGCGCCTGGGCATCGTAACCTGCAGCGAGCTGGACTGCCTGCTGGTGAATGGCAAGGGCGAAGCGGGCTTCGGCGCTGGTGCACTCACCTACATGAATACGCTGATCGGTGAGCGCATCACCGGCGAGGCCGCCGACCCCTTCATAGGCAACCGGCATACCGAGCGCGGGCACGAACTGGAAGGCGTGGCACGCGGACTGTACTGCGACCGTAACGATGTCAAAGCCCAGCAGGTTGCGATCATCCTTAACCACGGCATCGGTTACTCGCCTGACGCGCTAATCGGCGACAAAGGCCTGACCGAAATCAAGACCAAGCTGCCGAAGCTGCAGGTCGATGTGATCCTGGGCCGCGAAGTGCCAAAAGAGCACATTGCTCAGTGCCAGGGTGGACTGTGGGTGTCAGAGCGCGAGTGGCTGGATTTCGTCAGCTACTGGCCGGGCATGCCGCTCTTCATCAAGCGCGTGTACCGCGACGAGGTGCTGATTCGTAAGCTTTCCGAGCGCGTGAAGACATTCTACGAAATCCTCGACGAGCGCATGGAACAGGTCATGCATCTCGCTGCTTAGGAGTCAAACATGAACCCATCAATCGACCTGGAGGCCGCAAAAGCGGCCTTCCTTGCGTCTGGAGGCAGCATCATCGCGCTAGACGGTTATCAGTATGTGCCGCACCGGCCTCACCGCGATATTGAGCAGGTGCGCGCCGTGCAGCCGAGGCCCTTGGGCGTGAAGGAACAGAAGCGTCAGAAGCAGCTGGTTGAACTTCGCGAAATGGCCAAGACCATGACCTATGCCCAGGCCATGGAGCGGACCGGCTTGGCACAAAGCACGCTCTACCGAGCAGCCCAAGACGGAGGCTTTGCCTTCCAGCCTGACCCTCGCCGTTTCCATGGCGAAAAGCAAAGGGCCTATGCAGACCCTGCTGAGGACAAAGCGCTGGCCCAGCAAATCGCAGCGCTGCGTGACGACGGCCTGAACCGGTCCCAGGCCAAGGCCAGGTTGGGTATCTCGGATCGCAAATTCTGCCGCGTCATCCACATGTTCGGCGTCGACTACCCCAAGGCGGAGGGCAAGCGATGCGACGGCCCCAATCTGAAAGCCCAGGTCCGCCAGCGCAGGCGTCAAGAACAGTTCCACATGCCGCCAAGCGGCCTATCGGAGCACAGACATGCAGAAAGCACCTTCTGGAGTGGTCACCCTGCCGGCCTGGCTGAATCGGCCGGTGAAGAAGCTGTACAACACCCGCAGCGGCGGACAGTACCGGCCTGATGACGTGGCCCTGGCCTTTGCCTTGAGCCTTCGATTGCACGACAGCGCCGACCACCTGCGCAGGCTGGCCCGGCGCCTGGTCGACAAGGTCTGGCTAGAGCATCAGCCGAACATGAAGCGCCTAGCCCGCGAGCCGGACGACGCCAAGGTGTTCGACGCATCGCTCAAGATCATCAACCGGGTGTGCGACCTGCTGGAATACGCCCCGGGCACCCGCTTTGTGCGCAATGGAGGCGATGATGGCTCTGACGCAGCAGCAGCGTGACGAGAAACGCCGCGCCAAGGCCGAGCGCCTGCAGGAAGAAGATCTGCGCTTGAAGGTTCGACCAGGGACTAAACAGGCCCTGCTGGAGCTGATGGAGTGGGCCGGGATCAAGGAGCAGGGCGAGGCGATGACGCTGATGATTCATCACATCGAGGCGCTTGGGCATCACGCACTGTTTCGGATCACGCGCCACGAAATCGAAGCTCACCGAGTTGTGGCGCGGACTGAGCCACTGCGGCTTTCGGCAAGGCAGAGAACTGGCCAGCACCTGCGAGCCATCTGCGGCTGGGCAGATGCCACATACAGCCAGATGATCGAAGCGCTGATCCACGGCATCCACGCGCTGGGCAGGCTGCACGCGGCGAAGTTTCTCACCCCGCCGCGTCATGAGATCAGCATCTCGCCACGCCTGGCCCTGGCTTTCGACCGGAAGAGCATGCTGATGATTCAGCAGGATCCTGGAGATGAGCTCATCTGCCCAGCTCTGTAGACCAAGGCATCCTTAAAGCTGATCTTGGCGGTACCATCGAAATAGGAAATCCAGAAGCGCCACACACTGCAAATCACATCGCACATATCGAATAGGGTATTTCCATCAGTCGAGAGCATGTGGAACTGAATCAGCAAAGACTCCCCTTCAAGGTCGACATCTGCCCTTCGAGCGCGAAGAGATGCCTCCTGAAGCCTGGTCATTTCATGCTTGGTATCATTCACAAAGTGGCGACAAGCATCTAGTTGAAGCGCTGACTGAGTATCCTTTTCCTTTATCTTGGATATCAGGTGATTGCCTCGATCCATGCCGTGGATCAAAGCGGCCTTGTCTGCCAAGTGATTCAAGAAAAATGCGCAGCTTATCAACCTTCGGTAGATGACTAGCATTGAGCCAGAGTCGATCTTCCGGTCTGCCTGGAAGTCCGACCAGAACTCGTCGAATGATGGCACCGCAAGATCGCGCCAATAGCCGCGCACATCATCAAGATAAAGATCGACCATTTACGCTCCCTGCCCGGCCCCATGCCGGTCACCCGTAATACCCCATCCCAAACCAAATTGCCACCATGCCGCCACCAGCACGGAGGGCGGCGCATGCATGGAGTTCCGCAATGCAAGTCGAAACCTCGACCGTCAACAAGCTGCTGATCACCGGCGCCGAAGGCCTGGACCCGATCAGCGTCTACCTCGAAGACCTAGCACCCTGCAAAGGCAAGACCACCGTCAGCTGCTACGACAAGACCTGGCACGCCTACTGGGGCGGAATGTGGGATGGCCTGAGCATCGGCCAGTTCTTCTGCAGGCTGCACGACGCCTACATCATCGGCTACTTCGACCGGTCGTTGAGCTCTCGCCGGTTCAGTGGTGAAGCGCTGGCCGACAAAGCGCGGAAGGTGATCGTGCAGATGAGGCGCGACCGGGATCTGGACGCAGAAGACGCCCGGAGCCTGCTCGACGAGGCCGAGGATATTCGCCACACCAGTTCGCTCGACGAGTGCGGCGGTGCCCATCGGGAGCTCATGCACCGCGTGTTCGGTGACGACTGGTGGAACCTGCCGGCCGCTGCCATGAAGCGCAACCCCAATTGGGACTACCTATGTCGCTTCATCGCGACAGTGCAGCAGGCTATGGCCAAAGAATTTCCAATCTCCGCCTGACGCTCAGAAGCTGCTCGCCATCGACCAAATAAAAACGCCGCCCAGAGCTAGGCAGCGTTAGGAAGTGTACGACGTCCTAAGGCTTGAAGCCCTTGTCTTGGCTCTCATCTGGTGGGGTGATATTCCAGAAGTTTTCGCTGGCTTCCTGCTGTGCCTGAGCTTTCTTCTCTTCCTCAGACTCCCAGCATCCGCTCAACAATAGGGCTGTAGCAGTGGCGAGAATGGCGATCGAGATAGCGCGCTTCATGGGGTGAACCCCTTGTCCTTGCTCCGGTCCGGCTTGGGGATGCTCCAGAGCTTCTCGCCAGACGCCGGCTTATCGTCAGCTTTCGTTACGGTTTCAGACTCGAAACACCCGCTAAGCGACAGCGCAGTAACAGCGACAAGCGTTGCCCCAATGATGGTACGTTTCATGAGGTTCCTTCCTGAGAAATGGTCCGGCGTTATATCAAACATCGCCACCCTCCGCAAAACATGGCGGTGAGCCAGTAGCCAGCCCTTCCCTCTCAAACGATGAACGCCTCCCTGCCGATGAGGAGACTCAATCTCTGGACATCCGCAGCTTATACTCAGCGATGTCATCATCCGTTACATCATCTCGATAGCAAATAGGCGAGTACCCGCCAGGTTTGCTATAGGCGCTGCGTCGACCGCAAGAGCTCCCATTTCTCGCCGTATTGAAGGGACAGGCGCACGGGCCAGGATAGGAGGCTATGGACTCCGCAATGATCCGTTTAGCAATCTGATCATCACTCAACTTGACTTGTCTTGCTTCAGCCGCGAAAGCGGCGAACATGAGGCTAAGCGCGACAGCTCCGATAAAACGCATTTCCGACTTCCCTGTTATCAGTTCGCCGGCGCGGTTTGCATCGGCAGTCGGTAATCGTTATAGACGAAAAATGGCTATTCGCCATCACGTAGTGATTTGTCGCATTGCGCGATCCCTGTCAGCGCCTCCCAAATTCAACGATAACGGCTCGCTGGCGAGGGATGTGTTGAGACACGAATGCAGCTATTCCTCTCTGCGAAAATCATGAGGACAGGTTTGTTTCGCGATGACGACGGTGAAGCTACCCGTAAAGCTGTGACGAAGCTCCCGGGGCATAACGTAGGAGAAGGACACAAGCCAAGAGCCATCCCCAAGCTGCATGGAGTCTGTTCGGTATCTATCAACCTGATGCTCATCAATGCCCACGACTGCAGCGACTTCTTGGTTGGTCGGCTCGGTACTCATGTGATTTTTCTCTAGAGCCCCGGCTTGGGGTGAGCAGCATCAATACGCCCATCGATAGCAAATAGCCACAACATTCCAATCCGCCACCCCGGCGAGGGCGGCGCCTGCACGCAAGGACCACACGATGGCCGAATACAACATCGTCAGCATGAGCGGCGGTAAAGACAGCACGGCCACGCTTCTGGTCGCGCGCGAACTGGAGGTGCCGAACCTCAGCGCCGTCTTTGCAGACACGGGACACGAGCACCCGGCCACCTACGATTATGTGCACTACCTGGCCGAAGCCACGGGCGTACCGATCCGCTGGGTCAGGGCCGACTTCACTAGGCAGATCGCTGGCAAGCGCAAGTTCATCGAAACGAAATGGCGTGAGAAGGGAGTCCCCGAGGCGGTGGTACTCGGCGCGCTGGAGGTGCTGCACCCCACGGGCAACCCGTTCCTCGATATGTGCCTCTGGAAAGGCCGGTTCCCCAGCACCAAGGCCCGATTCTGCACGGACGAGCTGAAGCGCAACCCGATCATTGAGGACGTTTTCATGCCGCTTATGACTGGGGAGAACCTGTTCTCTCTTGGCAAGGCGTCCGGGCCGATGAGTCTCTGAATCGCCGCTACCTGTCAGAGTGCGACGAGGTCGGCGGCGGCCTGTTCAATTACCGCCCAATACTCAAGTGGCCGGTCGAGGCGGTCTTCGAAGCGCACCGGGCCGCAGGCATCAAGCCCAACCCACTCTACCTGCAGGGCTGCAACCGGGTCGGCTGCATGCCCTGCATCATGTGCGCGAAGGACGAGTTACGCGAGATCGCCACCAGGTGGCCGGAGGAAGTGGCAAGGGTGCGCGAGTGGGAACGACTGGTGAGCATCGCCAGTAAGCTCGGGGCAGCCACGTTCTTCGCTACTGTCACCGACCCCACCGTCAGATCAGACGACAAGGTCAGCGCCAAAACGCATGGCATCGATCGAATGGTTGATTAGGCCAACACAAGTCGCGGCGGCCGCCAGTTCGACATGATCGATCTGATAGCGCGCACCGACAGCAAACAGAAATGCTCTTCAGCCTATGGGCTATGCGATTAGCGGATTGATCAATCCAATGAGCCAATCGCCGAACCCATTTACCAAGGTTCCGAGTATCAGAAGACTGATCTCAACATTTCGAACACGCTCGACTCTACGCTTTATGTAGGCTCCAAACACCTCTTCGGTCTTAGACCTAACCTCTTCAAGAATCTTCGCTTTGAATGAAGGATCTAGAGGGCCGCCCCAGAATTTCTCCCATGCGTCCTCGAGCTGCTTCAGCTGCTCAGGCTCATGCTTTTCTCTGAACCGCTCGATTTGTTGCTGAAGGATGTCGTTCAACTTGAAGGCTGCAACTGCAACACCAATGACAATGATCAGTGATCCGCAGCGATTTAGCCACAAGACGTCATGGGCGAATCCAGCCCAGACTCCGGCAACCAGAATCCCTGATGAGAGCCCTACCGAAATCCTTTCTAGCCACGTCGTTCGCAAAGCCGCCCCCATGAGTTTTCCCAGTAAAGCGGCATTACATCAGCACGCAATAGATTGAGGTATCCCCATGCCCACAGAAAACCGATCAAGCAACACAGAGATGGTCAGCGTGCCCGAAGGGTTCATGCTGGTAGAGCGCAGCATCTGGACTGAGCAGCAGGTCGAAGCCGCAACAGCGAGCATCACGCTCCTGAAGGGCGTGCCTGGCATGCGCGACCGCGACCTCGCGATGGCGGCGATTGACGCCGCGCAATGCAAGGCGCCCGACATCACGCTTGCGGATCTTCTACCAGCCCAGCAGGGCAAGGGCGAGCCGGTGGCTCTGCCTGAGCCCAAGGCGCACCATCTCGACCCTTCATTCCTTCCTGATGTTGACAAGGGCTGGAACGCCTGCCTGGACGAGATCACCAAGCTGGGGCCGCTGTACACCCACGCCGACCCTGCCGAGGTTGAGCAGCTCCGTGCCGTCATTGATCAGCAAAAGAGCCTGATCGCATCACTGCGTGCTGAACTGGTTGAGTCGTACAGCATCGACGCCAGCGCAGAGCCGAGTTCGACAGGCGATGGGGTGAGGGATGAGCGCGACTACGCAATTGAACATGCCGGCTACCTCGCTGACGCCGCTGACCAGGTTCTCGCCGGTTATCAGGCGTACTCGCTGGCTCAGATGCTGGAAAACGAGGGCGGCGATGACGGCGACGGCGAGCACGCTGAGGCGGTTGATTCCGCACGGGACGAACTGCACGAAGGCTTGGCAAATCTTCGCAGCATGACCTACGAGTTCCGAAAAAGAAGACCACGCAGCAACCCAGCCCCGCTGTAACCCCTCTCCCCTCTATTCACTGCCGCGATATGGCGGCCAAGGAATCGTTATGCCTGCAGAAAAGATTTCGTTCGTCAATGGCAAGCCTGCGGACTGCGGTTGCCAAATTCAGTACAGCAGCGGCGGCGGTGAGTACAGCGACGTGCACTATGTCACGTTGTGCGCCACACACCAGGTAAAGCGCTTTGGGCCAGTCGAGGTCAAGCGCGATGAAGATGGCTGGTGGTATCACCCTGACGTGCCGGAATTTGACGAAGACGTTGGGAAGTTTGACGCCTGGCTCAAGGAGCAGAAGCTTGAACTCAAGCAGCGCTCCATGGATGCGGACGGCCTCGAGGATCACCCCTACTGGGATATCGAATCGAATTGCTCTGGATGCGCTGGATGGGAGCCTCAGTCACCCGGACCTGAATGGTTCTTGCTGGAGATCTTCGACAGCGAAGACGGACCCTATGTAAGCTGGGTACGCCGAGCGGTGACGCCATGAGCCAGCCCAAAGAACGCCCGATCCTGTTCAGCGCACCGATGGTGCGCGCCATTCTGGAAGGCAGGAAGACCGTCACCCGCCGCCCCATCAAGCCAAGCATGCGGGGCTTCGATGTCTCGTTCGAACTTCACCAGCAGGATGATGGCTCGTGGCGCCCCATGCACACCTTCGACGAGAGCTGCATGGACGCTCAGGGTACGGAGCATCCGGTTATCTGCCCCTTCGGCAAACCAGGCGACCGCCTGTGGGTGCGCGAGACCTGGGGCGTAATCAGCCATGACTTCGACCAGCAAGGCAACGCGGTCGACTGGGAGCCGGATCGACCAGCGCAGGCCATCCGCGAAATGCGCTTCGGTCGGGGCTACTACTCAGGCCATGTGGTTTACGCAGCAGATGGCCCTTGCGAGTGGGCCGGGGATGAAGACGGCGGCGGCGACCCAAGATCAGCATGGAAGCCCAGCATCCATATGCCCCGCGTGGCCAGCCGCATCCTGCTGGAGATCACCGACGTGCGCGTCGAGCGGTTGCAGGGCATCAGCGAATCCCAGGCGCTGGCCGAAGGAATCGTCGGCGTCGATTTCCGACCTGACGACGGGTTCCCAATCTGCCGCGGCTACATGGTAGGTCCGGACGACGGTTCATCTCCATTGGAGACACACGCCTCAAAGGTCTTCGCTGGCCTTTGGCGATCCATCAACGGGCCAGAAAGCTGGGACGCCAACCCATGGGTCTGGGTCGTCGAGTTCAAGAGGATCGAGCCATGACCCGCCTCGCCCTCTGCCTCCTGCTGCTGGCCACCCTGGCCGGCTGCAAATTCGAGGCCTGCATCGACGCCTCCGGCAAGAACTGCAGCCAGGCACGCGCCAGCACCTGCGAGTTCAACGCTGACACGCGGCGCCATCTCTCCCCGCACGAAACCCAACCCGAACCTACACCCGCTCTGGCGCCTGGGCGCTGGATTGATGAGAGGTATCAGCTGTGAGCAAGAAGAAAACCCACTTCACCATCGTCTCCAGCGCCGAGCTGGATGAATTGCGGCGTGATCGTGAGCGTTTGAGCGCTCTGGAGTCGTGCTGCTGGGATGTACGATTCGATAGTCACGCCAACGGAATGGACGGCGACTACAGCATCAGCATCGAGATCGTCGGCCATTACGAAGGAAAACCGCACGAGCGCGTGATGGGTGAGAACTACAACGAGAACCTGCGCGCTGCGATCGACCAGGCCCTGACTGCCGAAGCATATCCGCCAGAGCGGCCTGAGTACGACATCTACGGCAATCCCGAGCGGAGGCGCGCATGACCGACCTGATCGAAGTGAGGGTATCCAACCTGGTGGGCGCAGCGCTGGACTGGGCGGTGGCCAAGGCCGAATCGGTACCGGTCTTTGTCGATCACCAAGGATGGGTTCGAAAACTTCCAGATGACACCAGCGCATGGCGGCCAAGCTGGAACTGGAGTCAGGGCGGCCCGCTGCTGGACAAGCATCACGCAAGCGCTCACTACCAGGTTCATCTGGCGGATGCTCATTTTCGCTACAGTGCTGGCCCAGCAGGCAGCGGCTTTTGGTGCTACGGCCCAACAGCCCTGATCGCCTTCTGTCGCAGCCTGGTCAAGGCCAAGCTCGGCGATACCGTCCAGGTACCCAAGGAGCTGATGCCATGATCGAGCAATTCAGCGTGAACGAGCTCGAGGCCGTGCTGAAGGGCGCCAAGCCTGGCGACCTGCGCGGCGGCGAGACCATCGCCCAGTACCTGCACCGCGAGATCCAGCGCCTGGCCAAGGAGCGCGACAACCTTCGCGAGGATCGCGACGGGCTGCTAGAAGACGGCGCCCACCTGTTCTAACCGCACCCCTCCCTCTACTACTCAAGCCCGCCGACATGCGCGGGCGAGGAGCAACCATGTCAGATTTTCAGACCACGACCGAACCCGTGGCCAGGAAGCGCCACGCCTGCTGTGAATGCCGCGGGCATATCGATCCTGGGCAGCGGTACCAGCTGGTGGCTGGCTGCTGGGAAGGATCGATGGAAAGCTTCAAAACCTGCCTTCCGTGCGTTCAGGCGCGCGACTGGGCGACTGCCCAATCTGAGTGGATGGGCGACGGAGAGCACCTCTATTACTTCGGCATGCTGGAAGAGGACTTGGCTAACCTGGCTCCGGAGCTTGCATCGGGTGATGGTCGCCGCTTCCGATCTTACCGGCTTCAGGTACAAATCTGCCGCCGCCGTGACGCCGCGCACTCACAGAAAGCAGCCTGACCACCAACCTGCCGCCACCGGCGGCGTGGAGACCACCCATGGAAACCGCTAACACCGGTGACGTCGATAAAGTTACCGAACAGAAAATGGCCGATTTGCTCGGCTGCACGAAGCGCGCTCTCGAAGGCCGGCGACTACGGGGGTCTATTCCCGAGGGCGTATGGATGAAGCACAGCGGCCGAATTATCTACAGCAAAAAGAGGTATGACGAATGGCTGGAAAGCCAATGGATTTACCCCCTGGCATCGACGTCCACTACGGCTCGCTCCGGCTCAGGTTCATGTGGGAAGGTGCTCGCAGGAGTGAGACCCTTCCCTATCCCGCGACACAAAAAGGCATCAAGGCTGCATCCCAGCTTCGAGATAAAGTAAACAGCCTGATAAAACTCAACCTACTCGACCATGACAAGTACGCGGAACTCTTTCCTAGCTCAGGCGCTGTCGTGGGTGGCGTACCAACGTTCGGCGAGTACGCGCAATTGTGGTTGGACAGCCGGGAGATCGCGGCGGGCACGAGGCTCAATTACAAAGGCACCTTAAATCTGTATTGGGTGCCCCACCTCGCCTTGGTACGGATAGATCTGATCACGTCCACGCTTCTTAGGCGGATCGTCACCTCGATCACTTGGACATCGGCATCCGTTAAACGCAATGCCATGGTGAAGCTGTCGACAATCCTCCGCTCAGCTGTGCTGGACGGGCTGATCACCAGGAATCCCGCCGAAGCGATCCAACTTCCAGCGCGCTCAAGGAAGGAAGTCGATCCGTTCACTCTCGACGAAGCCAATTTGATCATCGCTGAGCTATACAAGCACGCGCACTGGCCCAGCCAGATCTACGCAGCATTCTTCGAGTTCATGTTCTTCACGGGGCTTCGTCTCTCTGAAGGCTTGGCTCTACGCTGGGATGCGGTGGACTCGATAAAGAAAACCGCTCACGTCCGACGGACAGTCGCACTGGGCATTGTGGAAGAGAGGACAAAAACCGGCCGCGATCGGTTTGTTCTGCTCAACGACAGAGCGTTGAATGCCTTGGAGTTCGCGAAGCAGTATGCAGAGCGTCGCAAGCAGGGCAAGGGACAGTTCAATGAATCGCCGTTCGTCTTCCCGCCAGGGAAGAACGGCGAGTACGTCAAGCAGACATCGGACCTCCACCACCAATGGCGCCCGATCCTGAAGGGTTTGGGGATCCGATATCGCCCACCGTATAACTGCCGCCATACCTATGCGACAATATGCTTAATGTCCGGTCTCAACCCCGCATTTATCGCCCAACAGCTCGGGCATAGCGTGCAGATGCTCTTATCGACTTATGCACGTTGGATTAACTCGTCCAATGACTGGCAGGAGCTGGAAAAGCTCCAGATTGGTCCGAAATTGGTCCGTAGCTGCGATGAAGCCACGTAA